CGCGCTCGTTTATTTGGTTTGGAGATTACCCGACAAGGCCGTGCCGCCATGGAGAATGGAGAGCGTTTTGCTTTCTGCTCCATCGGCGACTGGCATGATATGCAATCCTTATCACACTATGATAAGGGAACCATGGATGAGTGGGGACGTTTCATCCAAGATGATATAAACGCAGGGAATAAAGCTATAGCTTTAATGCGTAAGAATATAGCTGAGGATGTGTGGAACTACGCCGAGGAAAAGTTTGTTACCCTGGGTAACCACGAGGATAGGATTAGCCGCACGGTGCGAGACAACGGTGCCCTTAGTGGGTTTCTAGGTATGCACGTTCTTGGTTGGGAAAGCCATGGCTTTGAGCAGGTACCCTTCCTAACACCTAAGAAGATAGACAGGGTTATGTTCTCCCACTACTTTGCCTCCCCTGGTAATGGTAGGGCTATATCTTCCGTAAATATGGGACGGCAGCTCGTTATGAAAACCATGTGTAGTGTTGTGGTGGGGCACAATCACCTATACAAAACAGATACCGTGACCTCTGCAGATGGTAGAAAGCTAGTAGGTACTTCAGTAGGTTGTGCTTTCGAGCATGCTCATGAGTGGGCAGGTCTTATGAGTAATGTTAGCTATGATCGAGGTATAGTGGTATTAACTAATCTAAAGGATTGGTCCTACACCCCAGCCTTTGTACCTCTTACAGAACTACGACGGAGATATGGACAGTGACTTCAGATGCGGAGATTATAGATGGACTAAGGCAAGAACTCACAGAGACCATACAAGCCTTAGAACAATTAGCAGAGATATTAAGAGTTGTCTATGCCGACAACCTGGAGGTGGATATCCTGTCAAACATAGAAGAACTTTTTAAACGCCTAAAGCTGGACTTATGATAAAACTATTAAAGAGACTTACTACCGGCTATATTCTTTTCGGGCTAGGGGTAGTTGTAGGCAGTGTTATAGCATCTACAGTGGCAGGTCTTCTGATAGTGGCGGCTTTAGACGCTGACCAATTACAGAGAGTAAATGAAAAAGCTGAACACTTTAAAAATAAATAAAAGAGGTAACACCTATTTAGAGATAGATGCCGAAATACTACTACATCTAGAGTGGTCTATAGGAGACAAGATATTAATAGAGGTTACAGACCCGTGGATGTATGATCGAACAACAAAGACATGTACCCTAACCAATATAACACAAGAACGGTTCGATGCCTTAATAGACGCATTTAAAGGTATCGAGGAGAAAAACACCGCCCCCAACAGAGAACCCCCGGCTGACACTTAGTTGACGTAAGGCCCTAAACGGGATACGCATCTAGTGTGGGGTAGACATGTTCCGATTAATCATGCTAGTAATCCTAGCGGCAATGCCGCTGGGATGTACCAACCGTGTATGTGCTGCTGTAGAGCAGCTATATGAAGCACGCGTTAAAGTTAAATTACCTAAGCCTACTAAGTGGGCAGCTCTTCCAGTAGTGCAAGTGTGCGATACGGCACCGGTTACTAGTGACGAGGTTAGGATGCTCTTAGCGCAATGGGAGGCACAGGGGGCACCGAAGCTAACGGTAGTAGACTCCAAGTGTGCAGGAGATATGCCCGACAAGGGGTTTATCCAAATAGATATGTGGCGCTTAGAGTGGCGTCTTCAGATACTAGGGGCCTTTGCTGTTACAGTAGTATGGCCAGACATACCAGAGGCTGGGCTAATAATGGTACCGGATGGGAACATGGCTGTACTGCGACACGAGCTGGGACATATCTGGTTTCAAGGCCACGCTGCCAAACGAGGACATGTACTATGCCCTTATGTAGATTGCATAGGCGATGATTGGTCAGGGGTAAGGAGAGCTTTCCGAGGGTGGGGACTATGAGATTTGTTTTACTAGCCGTAGTTATGGCCTGCTCATCTCCTCCAAGGCCAGAAATGCCGGAGGGTTATAGCCTACCCTTCACCTGCACATACTCTGGGTTTACCGTATTAGAGGGCTGGCTTACCGTGGATAGTGAGCTAGAGTCTATAGCAGATAGACTAGACCTGTCCTCTGGCCTAGCTTGCGACTCGGAAGAGTATAAGCAGCTTAAGTGCTTTATCGACTAACCGATAACTTTACCCGCACTAAACGACACACCCTCAACCTGTAGACTCCAGATGAAAATATCATGGTTTGTCACCATGTGAATTTTCAAAATCAGGATGTCGCCCTCGTACATATTTGAGATGTCAAACTCGTAGGAGGTGGTGTCTAGCGTGTCTACAGTAGTGACGATCGTATTAGTGGTATTCAATGCTGCAATGGTATCATACGCAGGGGTGTCGGCTATCAATCGAGCAGTGGGCGTTACCCCTCCTGCTGGGTCTGCCACCAGCACTCCCGCAACGGGCTGGGGAATTACACAACATGCGAGGTCCAGTGTCTGCGCGGTATCATGACTGTAGGTTAGCGTAAATTTAATTGGGAACGCTGTACATAGCCCACCGGGTACGTTTAGCTGCCATGTGATAAAGTCATTTATAGTGTCGAGTTTGCCCTTCTTTACCTTATGGCTCCACCCGGTTAGACTCGCTGCGGCTATGGCGACGCCGAGGCGCTGTGTATAATCCTTAGCCCCCGCACCCTCTCCCCACATATTTCCGCTACCGAACAATGTCTGCTTCCACATGGCCAGCCCTTGCGCTAGCTGCTGACCCCGGTCGTTCACACCGAACTGCGACGGCACGAGCACGAGCTTTAGCTGCTCGAATGTGGGGACTATATTAGGCACTGCTAACGTAGCGACACGCACTCTGGCCCAATGGCCTGCCACCCCGTTAATCGTGGAGCTAGCCCAGGTTGTGGCTCCGTCAATTCCCAGCCTGTAATCCTCTAAGTTAGCTGCTCTAAGAAACGCTTGGTCGCCATACCTGTACTGATTTGCTACCTGTACAGACTGGACGCCCACCTCGACCCAAGCGGCACCACTATAGATTTCAAACACATGTGTGCGTGCAGTCGCTGCAACCACCTGGGCAAACTGGGCTGTCCAGTGCTTGAGCTTAGCTCCAGAAGAATCCACTCGGTTCGTACACCACATGATGGTTTCACCCACAGCCCCTGTCTGGAAGGAGAATGTAGACCCGTCCTTCGAGCTGGCCTCGGTGCTGATATCTATGTAGCCTGCTGCTCCTGTCGCATCTGTAGTGAACACGGTATTCAGTGTGGCATACGCCGAACCCTCACCCACATACATCCCGCTGCCCTTCTCCGGGTGGCCAACCACGCTATCCGCTCCCCACCAAGCGTGATCGCTATCTATCCATGTGGAGGGGATGCTGAACTTCCTATCCATCTGCGCAGTGATTCGTAGCAGACCCCCTACGCCCGTAAGAGCTGGGTCCACCAGCAGGTTGTAAGCAGACGCCTGAATTTTCCCGCCATACGCCTCGACCGTTACAGTATTACCGCTCACACGGATACCATTCGTACAATTAAATAGGTTCAGGCTTATTAGGACAGCTGTCCCAGCCGTAGCAATCACACCAGTGGTTACTGTAGAAGAGCCGATATTGAAATCGAGTGCCTGGAGTCTGCCTGCTGTACACTTTGCCCCCGCAGCTAACGTCGCTCCGGGTGGGATATGTACCGCCTGACAGGCCAGCACCCCGCCGTTAACCTCCAACATGGAGTCTGCCACGCCAGAGCCTTGCCGCAACTCCAGGCCGATGAGCTTGCCGCTGGTGACCAGTATGCCTCGACCAGAACCCCCCGCTCCCAGGAACTTCATAAACCTAACGCCGCAGACGTTTCCACCGCCGATAGCACATTCGATTGCTCCCGCTGCATCCGTAGGTACTGTGACGCTAATGTTCTGGAGGGTAGTATCTATTCCCATAGTTACACGCACGCCGGTTGCAGCCGCGCCTGTGATGGAGGTGACCTCATACCCTCCAATGCCCACCAGGGTTACACCCTGCGGGATGGTCAACCCGGACTCGGGGTAGACACCGGGACGTATCTGTATGGTGTCCCCAGTGCCTGCTACCGCAATAGCTGCCGCGATAGTTAAAAACGGTAAGTCGAACCTATCTACTAGCCCGGTGCCATCATTGCCCAGCTTGTCAACATAGATGACATTGCCGACCGGGAGGGTTGATATCCCTCCTCCTCCGCCCCCATTTGCTGCCGCTGTTATCCGCCCTTGGGCGTCAACTGTGATATCAGCAGCGGTGTAAGCGCCGGGTGTTACTGCCGTATTATCTAGGTCGATTGTCCCAGTAGTGGTAATCGGCCCGCCGCTTAGGCCTGTCCCTGTATCTACCTGGGTAACTGTGCCACCCCCGCTCCCTGGGATGGGAGCAACAATCTCTACTTTTAGTATAGGTTGGGCCATTAGACATCCCCTTGGTTATAACCGCCCTGGAAGCCGTCGCCCTGTAACACTTTACCTTGCGCAGTCGAGCCTCCTCCTCCACCTGCTGCTGTACCCTCGTGTACCACGCTGGCGAATAATGCTCGTGCCGCTATAGGATTCAGGTTGGCGTCATGTACTACAGATGCGAATAGCCCGCGTGCCGCTATAGGATTTGGGTCTGCGTCATGGACCACGCTCCCAAACAGTCCCTGCGCGTCTACAGCCATTAGCTAACCTCGAATTTCAACAGCACTGTATCCGTGGCTGCCCATGCACCGCCGCCTGGTTTATTGGGAGCTGTAGCCGTGGCGTACGTTGCTGAACCTGCCACCACGCTAGTCCCTGTGGTATAGGTCTGGCCCTCGCCCACTGCTGCCTCCACGCTGATGCCCACGCCATCGGCATACGCATGAGCGCTCACTCCATATATATTCGGCGTGATACCCAGTTGGGTGGCCAGATTATTGACGTTGAGTACTACATTCTCACCGCTGAGGGGTGCCGCTTCCGTAACTGTTGTGGCAGTGTTCAAGGGGCTGGCCAGTTCTGTGGTTTGGGTCGTTCCTCCACTGGCTGGACTCCATGTGCCGACCTCTGACACATCGGCTGTGGGTGATACCCTTGTGACATGGCGGCTTAGTTCGCCAGCGTCGGCTAGATCGTCATAGTGGACTAGCCCCGCCCAGTATCCGCCCGTAATCAGAGAGGAATTAAGAAGCCCCGAAATTCTGAAATAGCTAGACGTTTGGGCTACCCCCGGATCAGTATAGGCAGCCGTGACGGCTACCCCGTTCATAAAGAGCTGCCCGCTCCAAGTGGTGGTGCTCATATCGTACTTTAAAGCTATGTTATGCCACGTTAGGGGTGGAAACGTCGCCACGGTCTGCTCTTTAAACACGTGATCAACGTACAATTTAAGCGTATCCGGTCCATTGGCGACAGTACAATTTAAGCGTATCCGGTCCATTGGCGACAACATAGGTTGCTCGCCCGTTACTGGTCGCTAGCACGGTTAAAGCCTGATAATTTGAAAACCCTCCAGCCGAATTTAGGTAGAAATGACCACAGATCCACCCCTGCGGGGCGCCAATATTTAGCGGTGTTCTGGCTGTGGACGAGCTTTTGAGGTTGATCGTGTATCGCGTGGGGGATCCCGCGTAAGTGAACTCTGGCACTCCGGCCGGTAGTCCACCCGTCGGGTACGATGTTACGTTGCTAGCCGCTGTCGACGAGAAATCCCACCCTGCGCTAGTCTCTAAAACCAATGCGGTTTCCGAACCCCACGCCCATGACCATTTAACTGCCATATCAACCTCCGAATGTGCCAGGATAGAGCACGTTAATCTCGGCCTCGGTTTTCTCCTGCCAATCTGCGGGAGCAACCATATCTGCTGGCGCAACAATCACGAACAAGAGGTTATCTCTGTCGCAGTGCGGTGAACGCATACCTGGAACTGTGAACACAGTCATCGTACCGTCCACATTTGTGGCCGGGTCATACTGCCCATCAGTCTCCACGCCTGGTGTCAAATAAATCGCCATTACATACCCCCACCTTGTCTCTGGAATTCTACTGTACCTTGGGCATTGCCGCCGAAAACCCACACAATAGCACTGGCCCACATTCCCGATATCTGATCTATACGCACTAAGTAACGTCTAGCTGCTGCAGATGCCGTTCCGTTAACATTTGCTAGATCTATCTCTACCATGTACTCTTGTACTGTGCTAATGCCGGTAGCGCCATCTATATTATCAATCTGGACGTAGCCCCAATCTGTAGGCACCGTCACATCTGGTGCCTCCTTACCGGAGAAGCGTACCTTAACGTATAGTTTGTTTCCTGGATTAGTAGTTAGGTTAATGAAAATGTCTAACTGTTTGACACCTATTACGGACACTGCCGAGGTTTGGGCTGACCCAGCCCCCTCCGCCGCGACTGGGTCGGTACCGGTCGCAAAGAAAGAAGCTGAGTGGTCCAGTACTTCTACCTCTGTTATGTCAGTAAATTTAAGACGGGGGAAATTGCTAGTGGGCATGGGGTCTCCTAGTTACTACGGGCAGATCGACGCAGAGAGCGCATAACACCCCTAGCAGACCTAAGGGTTTCTTTCTTGCCCATCTTACCTACTAGGCCTTCTAGGAATACTGCAAGCTCTACTAAGCCTCCAATAATCCTATCTCGCTGCTCTTCTGAAAGCTCGGACCACTCTGGTAAATCATCAAAGGCGTCGTCTAGTAGCTCCGAAATCTCGGATACCGCCATATTAAACTTTAGGCTGCCTTCCATCTTAATCTCGTTAAGCTCCCTAACCATTTCAATAGTGGCAGGTAAAGCTAAAGATACGAGCTGTGCAATCCAAGCAGGGGCTTTAGGAAAAAGTAGGCGCATAACGGATGTTATAATCTGAGCAAACATCATAAAAGTCTCCTGTATAGTGCGTGTGTGTATTAAGTTGACCATAACACGCTGGGCTAGGTTCCGCTACTCTACTCCCCTTCTTCCTCCTCATCACACATATGCACTCTAAGACGTACATCTATACCGTCGTCAGCTACCTTTCTTCCGATAGCCAAAGCATCTGGTATAGCCTGACATAGGTGCTTCTGCATACTCTTCCACCATCGCCACGCTAACACCAAACAGCCGATGGCCAGGGCTTTCCAGGTACCACTACTCTCAGCTAGCTCAAGTAGCAGGGTTGTGAAACTTACTTCGTCCACTAGTCACGCTCCGGTTTGGGGGGCATAGGATTCTGTAGAAGGCCTCGGTCTCCTGCCGCTCTTTTAACAGACGGAAGGGTTTTCCAAGAGCCTCCAGCAAGATCCTCTGCGCTTTTTCTCCCCTCTGGAGTGCTTGGAAAGAGAATAGAATTTTTCCGCTTGACTGCATCCCAAGGATCTCCCTCCACCCATTTTCCGTCAATCAACTGCAGAGAAGGAGCCACATGCAGCGGTTCTCCTGGTCCTCCTCCTATTGTACTTAGGAGGTGGGTTGAGGTGCTTCCGTCTGGGTTCTGCCTAATAGGATATCTATTGGGAGCTAATATGCGATCAACGAATGGTACTCCCTTGTGTGTCTCAAGTAGCTCTCCGAGTATTGCGTTTTTGGCTGCCTCGTCCCGGCTATATCTGTAGTCGTCGTCCACTAGTCACGCTCCACTCTAAAGTCTTTATCTGACCGCCCCATACCTGCCTCTATAGCTAGCAGCTCATTATCTTCCTGCATCGAGCTGAGCAGCTCATCTTCATAAGACTTAGGTGCTGGCCAGGGAGGTTGCTTCTCATCCCAGTAATCGTCTTTGTATCGTATACTTCTCGCCTCGCTGTCAGTTACGCCATCTCCGTCGCCTGTGTCCAACTGTTTCTCAAATCCCGACATCCCATGCAGTAGGTGTGGGAGGGAAGATCGCTGCCGACCGTGTGCTGGTTCGCCCCTGTAATTAGCGTGATGGCGAGCCTCTAGGCGATCTGCATCTGTATTTAACCTAACCCCCTCTGCATGGTTCTCCATCATTTTATCGTAGTCCCACTCTTCTCTAGCTTTCTGTTTCTCCGAGTGGTCAAATTCCTGCATTTTAGGCGAGCCATCAGCAGCCCACCCTCTCTGGAACTTGAGCTGGCTATCTCCTGGGTAAGGTCTTGCGCTGGGACCGTATTGTCTCACTAGTTCTCTAATAGCTGCTCTAGGTAAGCTACCTACATCGTAGGGATTCATATTCAGGTCTTCGGCTATAGCTCGCCGAGTTTTTATATTTTTTACCGGGCTGAAGGGATTCAGGTCCTTTACGTTATCTGCGAAACCTTTAAGTTTCGCCTGGTCCATCCTGGCTACATCGCCGCTAGATGGAGGGGCGTAAGACCTTTCCCATTTTCCATGCGGTGGTGGAATCGGTGCATTAGGTTCATAGATATGGTCATAACGCCCATCATAATCCTCGTCAGAGGATACTATATCCCCTGGTCTTTCTGGGTCTTCTTTAAAATAGGGGTTACCCCACGGCTCATCATCGGGGGAAGATCTAGTGTTCAGTAAATAATCTTCAAACCCTTTAGCGTCGTCGGGCACGTTAACCTTATCTTTCGCCCACTTAATAGCAGAGTCAGCGGCATCCCCTATACGGTCCACATATTGTTTTCCAGGGTAATCCGCCATAGCTACCTCCTAAGTGGCGATCTCGCGCCACTTCTGTGGAGCTAAGAGAACTTTACCGGCAACAGCCGCAGTAAGCACCTGCCCTACAATGGCCGTGTAATTGGTAGCCCCTGCTGCCATTTTGCCCCCCACCTGTACCCAACCTCCGGCACCGACGCCATTACCTAAATACAGTTCTTCCCCAACGGCCATGCCGTTAGTGTTGCCGTCTACAATAGCCCACTCCACCACAATGCCGGTACTTCCGGTAGCAATATCGTGGTCTGCAACGAGCTTCATTCCATCGCACCTAACGCCCGCATTGAAGTCGGCGTCAGCCTTAATCACGGTTAAGTGTCCACCGCTTGCCGAGGACCCCGTAACAGAAAGGATGTCCCCTTTAGCAATAGCCACACCGGAGTTGTTAAGGACACGGATACGACCGAGTGTGTTGCGGTCTACCTGTTCACCAATACGTCTTGACTTAATAGCCATAATTTCACCTGTTCATCGCCGCCCAGGTATTTGGACGGGCCGGTAGTTAACCGGGTAATAGGTCTCTAACATGTAAGGACTTCAAGAGCAAGCTACCGCTTCTTCTTAGTGCCACTCTCCCGTTCCTCCTCTCGCCTCTTACGAGAAAACTTTTTCTTTAGTTTATACATGTCGTCCTTCCTAACCTTTTCGGGGCTATACCTATACGTTTTAAAGCCTAGTATGCCTAAGACGGTATCTTTTATCCCCTCTGAGATCTCTCCCCCTTCTGCATTGTTCTCTAACAACGGCCCGTAGTAGGTGTTAATCTCGTTAGCCAGTCCTGGTATAACTTTTAGGAGCGCCATTGTTTTTGCATCCGTTCTCCAAGCATCTCCTTCTTTCTCCCGGTCACGCCAGATAAGGCCAGAATCCTCACCCATCATCTCCGAAAGCCCCGGAATAGCATTAAGCCCCTGCAAAATTAGTTTGTCTGAACGCCTCTTCACAGCGTAGCCAGACTGCTGATAGGACTCTCTACCTCCATTTAGATACTCATCTGCTACTCCTTCTAGAGCATGCTCAGATACCGGTCCCCCCATGGCTATCGCATGTTTAGCTAGGGTATTTCCTACATCCCTATATCCTACCCCCTCAGATAGCCCCTTACCGCGTATGATATTTCCTGAAGCCTCTAGCCAAGAGACCCCGTAGGCCGCCAGGACTCCTATAATGTCTGCCCAGTTGTTTATCATTTCTATAGGTGTGAAAGACGGCATGGTCATCACCTTATGAGTAATGCCGGGATCCTTTCTCTCCTTACCTACACTGTTTGTGTAGTTAGCCCCTCTATCTGCACTCATGGGTGTGTTAGGTAGGAACACCTTATTTGTGGCTTTCCAGCTCCACCAAGGGTACGCGGGATCTGTACCGCCTTCAACGCTACCATCCCTCTGTACCTCTCCAGGCGTTATCATGGCTTGCCTGCTCTGGTGGAGCATTTCCTCCATGGCCATCACATAAGAAGTCTTGTAGGCCCTTTTGCCCGCCATAGTCGCTAGTACAGGCGAAGACTTCAGTACTACATCACTAAAGCTATCATCTTGCCCTTTAACGAAGGGGTCTAAAAGAATCCTCATACCCTGGCCCATGGCCCTTCGATGGAAGTTGTAGAACATGAAAATGTTTTTCGCTAGTTTGGCCTCGTAGTGGGTCATGGGGTATTCCCAGTCGTATAAGGCTTCCCTTACTATTCTCCCCGCTTCCTCTGGGTCTACTCCTCTATTGATTACTAGGTCAGTGAATAACCCAATCCTCTGTCTCTGCTCCAGAACATCTGCAAACTCTGCCCACTGCTGCATAGGCGCTTGTATTTTATCCACAAACGCTTGCCGCTTTCCTATATCTGCTCTCTGTACCATGTTCGCTAAGCCGGACTTAGACACAAAAGAAGTAAGCACCCCCTGATCTAGGGCCATCCTTCGTATGTCTCCCATGGTGTAAGCAGTTCCTGCTATTCTTGCCGAGTCATCCGCCAACCGGGGATCCAGCACTTGACTAATGTTTTTATTGAGTAAAGCGTTAGTTAGGGATGCTAGTGGGTGGTCTGTGCCATACTTAGTAGCTACATGGTCTAGGGTGGCATCTACATACTTACCCAGGCGTGTGTGGGATGCCAGCCTTTGGGACGCCCATATGATGTCTCTGACTGGAGATGCCGCCATGGTTGCCGCCTCTGCAAACCTTCCCTCTCCTATTAGCTGAGATACGTTCCCTATATAGATGTTAGTCCAATAAGCGGGTCTAGGTAGAAACGCTCCCGTAAGGATAGAGGTCTGCCAAAGTCTGTAAAAACCTTGAATAGTTGCTATGCTTTTTTTAATTCCGGGGCTTTTAGCACTGAAGTGTGCCTCTGCCGCAACCTTCTCTACCTTGGATAACCTCTTGAGTGTCTCATCCATCCACTGTCTAGGTATAAATGCTTTGAAATCTCCAGAGGGATCGGCATACATTTCAAGCCCTATTTTAAGATAGGTATCTGCCTCGTTTTTTGCCTCCCTAACAAAAGCGGGCATTTTAAGCCTATTTAACACATCAAAGGCTTTAGCTATATCCGTGCCGGGGTCTTGGGAATGTCCTGACACTAGCCTAGTTGCGGCAATTATTGCGTCTTCTGGGAAATCCGCCAACTCTTTCATTACTCTAGTAGAGGCATGGTTTAGGAGCGCCATTTGAGTTACGGCCTGTGCTGCGAAAGCCTGAGCCTTCTTGGGAGAAGACTCTACCTCTCCCATGCCTGCTATATTAAATTGATTTTTGGTTATATTTCTTACCTCTTCAGAGAAATCCTCCCATTTTAGAGCAGCCCCTATGTGTAAAGCCTCTTCTTTTGTTAATGTCACCTCCAGCTTTTTCTCCAGGCCCGCCTTGCCGCCTTTGTGCCCGTACAGTAAAAGGTTTTCTACCTGTGTATAAAGGGCACCAAGCTCCCCCTCGTTTCTATACTGGCCACCGAACCACATTTTAGCCAGGGTTTTAAAGGGCATGCTATGTGCGCCCTTTTTACCCCGGTTTAGGCCAGCCCTAAGCATAGGCTTAGCTTGTGTCCACAAGGATTTACCGGCAAACATAGTATTTATTATGCTTCCGTTGATGGACTTTATTACTCCATCTTTATCTCCTCCTATGTATTCCGAGAATACTGCCGCCTCTGCATCTTTCTTAATCTTCCTCTTCTTTTTTAAGGCCTCCTCTGGGTCTAATCCTGCAAACTTTCCAGCCTTTTGTGCTTCTTTAATAGCAGCTTGTCCCTTGCGTATAGCCTCCGTATCTACCCTCTTTACTAGGTCTTTTTGCATCACCTTAATTTGAGAAAAGATAGCTACCCCGATTTGTTGTATCTTCTCAGAAGCAGGACCCAGGATGGCTTGAGCGGGGTCCCACATATTTTTCAGATCCTTCTGTACGGCCAGCCACGTTTTCATTAATTCGCCGTCATTGTTGGCGGTCCACCCACTCATTAAGGATAGCTGTCTCACCAAGTAGATCTCTTCGGACCTAGAGAATCCTTTAGATACCTCCTCACCCATACCTCGTGCAGCGTCTCCTATACCTCCTCTGCCTCCCCCGCCTCCGTGGGTCATCTTTAACGTCTGACTTAGATTTAGCTCTCCTCTAATGTATTTCCCCGCTATATCCGGTCCCGCCTGTAGCAGCGCATCAGATAGAGATGTGTCCATAACCTCTTCGGCAGCACTAAGAAGCTCGGAAAGGGCTGACTCCCCCTTCCGCATACCTAGAACTTGTGCTATAGAGTGTACAAAAGCCGTCCATAGACTTACCTTACCTTGGGCACCGGGGAGTTTTACATCTTTTAAAAGCTCCATAAATTTTTTGTGGGACATTCCGTAAGCTACTAACTCATGTACACTCAGAGTGCCGTCGTCGCTTTTGAGGCGGCGCGTCATGCCATGTAACCACAAGGCCTCTTTTTGCAATATAAAGGCATCTTCCAGCCTCTGAGGGTGCAGCTTTTGCCAATCATCCATCTGTTTTGCTAGAGCATCTGCTTTAGCCTGCAGCGCAGCGCGTCCGTCTTGGCTTTTTATGAAGGGGACCTTACTCATATCAGGACCGGACAAAACCCTCTCCTCTGCCTTCAGCCACGCATCCACTATTTTGTCATACTCTTCGGTTAATTTAGCGGCTCTTTTTATGTATTTGTCTGCTAGCCGGGGGATATTACGCAGCACATCGGAGCCTACTCTATGAAGCCTTGTATATGCTTTACCTAAAGGGGTGCTCTTTTTTAACCCCTTCCCCATATTGGCGGCAATTCCTATCTGCTCCATAGTAACTGAGTGCAGAATCTCGTGAACTATTGTTTCTGCGTTCATACCTTTATATGCGAGCCAGTCGGGTAATTTCTCTCCATCAGGACCGGTAGATAGCGCATTAAGGAATATGCCCTTTCTCCCCAAGAGTTTAGAAAGGGGATTGGAGTCAAGCAGGTCAGTTCTTAGCTCCGTTGCTATCTTTGTTATTAGTCCTTCATTTATCTCTTGGATTGATCTATATCCAGGATTTTGTTTAAAATCTCCAATCTTTTCCAGAAGGGATTCAAATGCGTTCTCATAAAACGCCTTTCGCCCAATCGAACCGATGAACAGGTCGGGATGTCCGATTGTTCGGCTATAAACATCATGCAAGTCATCAAAAGCCTCTTCAAGCATATTAACTTCCGCTTTGTGTGCGTACTTCCCAATGACATCCAAAATTGAAGGGTTCCTCAGCTCGCGCTGCAGCCATGCGGCGTCTTCCTTTAGAGTCTTTGGAATGTTGACTACTTGTTCCAGGATATCCGAAGCTTTCGTCCAGCGTTTTCTATAAGTAGCCGCTCCTGCCACGCCAGAATAATTTTCGGCCATCCAGCGGATATCCCTGACAGCGGCATCATCATGCAATCCACCCAGATCTTCCAGCATCTCATCAGTTACTATATATACTCTACTCATCGCACCCTTACCATGCTCTAATTGGGGGCTTTTTCGTAGTTTCCAGAAGACTGCTGCAAGAACGGGATCTTCTATGCGGTGTTGCAACCTCCACATTAGATCGATCATCGGTGTACCCTGTATACCATCCATTCTATAGAGTTCGTCGGCGAGCGCGGCGTCACTGGTACCCTCAAACCCAGATGCAAAACCAGCAGGCACCCCGCCCCTAGCGTCCGAGGCTAAAGAGGTTAAATGCCTGTCGGATGCTACTTTGCCTACTTCGTCTACTTCGTCTACTATCTTACCGTTTACTACCGTAATACTGGGTGGATATCTCCACCTTTGCGCATCCTTGAGGTTACTACCTAGTATAAACCCTTTTGGATGTCTTTTAGTAAGGAAGGTTAACGCCTCCTTTATATGAGCCATCACAGGCACCTCCGGGATTTCCTCAAGAAAGTGAGTGCCTACTGTGTAAACAGGGAGATTTGTAGGGTTATTAATGTGTGAGAATCTGCTGCCCAGGCTGCGCAGGTGATCTTTGCTTCTTGGCCTGACGAAGAAGTAACCACCATAAAACTTGTTGTGCGGCGCACCGGGTTCGCGCACCGGCCTTCCTCTACGCCTTACGACATTGGCCACTACACTAAATGCCTCACCGGGATCCTCGTAGGCTATATCCTCTATACCCATTCTATAGTCTCGTTTGGGGGATCCCGTTCGGCTGGTAGGTAGACCCCACATCTTAACCGCCGCTTCTATAGGTATAGCTCGCGCTGGTGCCTTAGTTGCGGCCTTAGTTGGGGCCTTAGTTGGGGCCTTAGGTGCGGGTGCCGGTAAATCTATCAGGTCATCTACCGCCTTTAGTAGACTATCTAAGGCTGTTTTGCCTTCTAGTCCTACCTTTCCTTCTTTTGTTGGTGTGAGTACACCTAACCCCAAAATCCTAGCTATGCTCGCTACGAACTTACTCCAGGCACTTTGGTCTAGCTCTCCCGGCATCTTTATCGTCTTTAAGAAGTCTCTAAATTCCGGGTTTGTGAAACCCCATGCTACTATTTCATCGGGGTTTCCTGTTATTTCTCTACCCCAGAAGGCTTCTGTGGCTGTGTTAGTTCCGGCTTTTAGTTTAGCGTTAAGATCTTTAACTACTGCATCGTTTATGGCATTTAACTCCTTAAATATTGCCTTATACTCCGGGCTGCCAGGTAGCTTACGCGACTCCCTTATTTTAGCATGAGTTGCTACATGTAGAAGCTCATGCAGGACTGTCTGCGCCGTTCTACCATCCGACGTATTCATACCCCTAATAAGAACAGAGACGCTTTTACCCCCACGGATTTGGTGCAGCCCGCTCGCCCAGCCACCGGCAAGCTCATTAAGTGCCGTAGAGGGATATGCTTGTCCGGCCTCTACTAGGGCGCTAGGCTGGAGAGTCTCATCTACTACATGTATAAGCACATTGTCCGGTATCTCATCCAGTATCCTTTTAGCTATCTCTCTATAAGATTCGTCCTCTGCGTTTTCAGCTATGAACTCTGCGGCCTTTCTTGCGGTCTTGATTTGTTTTAGCTTCTCCCCGAACTGCTCCGCGTTCATACCCTTTATGCCTACGGGTCGTATGTCTCCTGCAGCTTTTGAAGCCAAGTCTACAATATCGGGCCTAAACCAAGTATCGTCAGCTAGTTTCTCGTACTCATCCATAGTCTTGCTCAAAGACCCGGTAATTCCTCCGGGCCGCGTCTCCTCTGCAAAGGCTGACAGCTTTCCAAACACTGTGCCCATATCTCTAAGTGTAACAGCTAGCGCAGATGATACGATCTTCCCCTGCATTTGCTTAGGTGCGCTCTCCACTACGGCTTTTACGATCTTTGCGTGCTCTTTTGGGTTTACTCTAAACTTATGCCCCAGGCCATCTATAGCTTTAGTTCTAGCAGCTAATCTTTTGTTCGACGCTTTTAGCTGCTTATTCGCCCGCACTATTAAGGTATCTAAGAACTTTTCCGCGTCGTCTGACATGGCCGTAGATAGTTCCATAGATAGGTTGTGCCACTTTGCCATGGCCGACTCGTATGCCGCCTCTGCCTCAGCGTAGAGCTTAGTAGCGGGCCTATCCCCTTTTCTTGTTCCTCTAGGCACTGCGGTCTCATCGAAAGCCTTAAACATCTTCTGTCTTGCTTCCTGTAATGCCTTAGTAACCTGACCAAGCTCTAGCTGCATTTGCTGTACGGTCTTAGTTGGTGCCTTTCTAGACGCTCTAGTTATGCCTCTAAGTATGCCTATGGCTCTTTTTTGTCCCACTAAGTCTGCTAGGATGGTAGCTTTAGACAGGTTAGTTAGCTGGAGAGTTCTGTAGCTAGCCATAGCCTTGGCTAGCGTTTTCGCCGCCTGGGGTCTTCCCTGCTTTCTAAGTTTTTTTACTTGCTTTGCCCCCTTTTTTAGCATTTTTGTTTCTCCCCTAGCCACCGCTCCCCTACTAATACCCGGTTTCTCAGTAGCTCGCTGCGCCACTGTCTCTCCTTTTAGTACCTGCGCACTGGGGGCCTTGTTCTCTATAGGCTTTCCTCCATGCTTAATGGCTTGGTCTAAGACTTGCTTAGAGATTTCAGACAGTTTTGGATCTGACGCTAGTTTGAGCTTGACGGCATTAGTTATATTTATTCTGTCAATGGGACTGAATTTCCTAAGAGCGTCCGTAGTTGCTGCTATTAGCTCTTTATCTGTAGTCTTCGGGGTGCTTATTATTGTCATAAGCTCGTCTGCTGCCGCCACATAGTCTTTTTCTTTGGTGGCCGCTTTAGCCGCAGCAGAGACCCCCATAGCGTCCCCTACCCTGCCTAGTGCCTTTAGCTTTGTCAGCTTCCCGACGCCTCCCGTAACTAAAGTGAGTATGTCGGGATCATTAAGAGCTACTCCCATACCGGCAGCAAAGTCTGTAATACCCCTAAGAGTGTTTCCCGATTCCTCACTGATAGCTCCTGTTTCCTCTGCTCCCCATATACCGGCTCTAATAGCCACCACCTAAGGCAAGCTCCCCGGAAACGCTCACATAGTCCTCTCCGCGTTTTGTCCTCTTTAGGTGTTCATCCGTGCCCCAACCCTTAACTATGGGGTTTATCCAGCTATCTGGTATTACATAGTTCTCTAGGTTTCCCGGAATAAAACCAAAAGGTTTTAAGAAATCAAGAGGGCTATCTGCCCCACCTGCTACCCCTGCCACTAGCGCGGTGTTTACTAAAGATAATCTGCCTACCCAGTCTAGCCACCCTAAAGCGTGAGCCTCGTTGTATACGGGCATCACATACTTACCAGTAGGCTTACCGTCCTTATCTACCTCGTCTGTTACAATAGTGTGTTCTGCTCCCCCTACAATAGTTAGTAGTGCCGGAGACACCATCTTCTCAACCCATCCCCGATCTTCTCCCCCAAACCGCACAGGGCCTAGTCCTCCGTGCAGATGTCCCTCTGTATCATAATCATACCAAAAGATCTTATTGGGCTGACCTGAGCTGCCTATCAGGGCGCTGGGTCTCTGCCCTCTAGATCTCTGGGCTTCTCTATATATGTCCTGGTTAGCATCATTGTGGAAATTAGCCCAAGCAGATTTAGTCTCCGCACGAGTAGGCGCTCTGTCGTTGGTCTCTCTAAAATCCCTTATCCAGTTTACCTGTCTAGCCTTAGCAAGGTCATTCCTCATTTTCACCATATCAATAGCTTCTTGACCTCCGCGTCCTCCACCCTCCCACCCGAAAGGTCTAAACTCTGGTAGAGACTTAGATAGGTATTCTTTCTCTACTCTAGTATAGGGCACCTGATACCCTTCCCCTAAATCCTTCTTTACCCTGTCGGAGAGTTCTATACCTATGTCCTCAAACGTATCACCCGTGTAGTCATTGAGGTTGCCGCTCTTCTCCTGTTCCTGTTCCTTATTCCTAGCATTTATCTCCCTAAGCATGGCATCTAGGTCGCCTGGATCGCTTTTAGTAGAAGTCGAACCACCCACACCTGCGGAGGGAGGAGGTGCAGGAGAAACAGGTGTGGGTGGCCGACTGTAAGTGGGTTGTTGTGTATCTCCCTCTTCTTCTTCTTCTTCTTCTCTTTTTCCCTTATTTAAGCTCCTCAGCATCTCATCCAGGTCTTCGTTCGGTGCCATGACTTACTCCATTACGCCTACACTATGGGGCTGTCGGTTGTAGGCTCTGTAGCTGGAGATGATCCTTGTACCGGTGGAGGCTTAGGCCTCAGAGGCCGAGATAAAGACGCTACTGCTTCGGTCTTCTCCTTACTCCTCTTGGCTACCCGTGCCTTTCTTAGAAGTTGATTTTTTTCTTGGTTTTGTTTTCGCCAATCTCGGACCATCTCTTTCCACACTATCTGGCTATCTCCGCCCTCTACCCCTTGGAAGTGCTTGGCTTGATAGTCCTTAAACTCCTGAGTTTTCATTATTTCCTGTTTGGCGTGCTGAGCAGGCTTAGACTCCGGGAACCTCTCAATAACCTCTAATAGTGCTCTGAAGTGTGCCCGTGCTCCGGGTTTCGGCTGTTTGACATCGGTGCCTAGAAAGCCTTGTTCTTCTACGGGCTGGCCGTCTACCCCGATGGCCGCTACCTTCTCCCCTACCTCTGCTGCAAGGGCCTTATCCTGCTCTTCATACCCATAATCTCTGGCTACCACATCCGATGCTGTGGGATCTACGTCCGTTATTTCCTCTAGACGGGATGCTCCGATTTTTCCGGCTTCTCGCTCCGCTGAGCCTGGGGTTCTGCCCTCTTCAAAACGCGCCCCTTGCTCTCCTCCCTCTTGGCCATCCCCCATCTGGATGTATTCCCTCTCAAACTTGCCATCTATTACCTCGTTCTCATCATTTATGTTCTCTAGATCTGCCGCGTGCTGTATCTCCGCATCCCTGGTTCTAGCTCTAGCACTGGGATCTAAGGAATCGTGTATCTCTGCGGGGCTAGCGTTGCTCTTTTTTGATGCCTCATTAACGGCCCAAACCAAATCTTTGTCTTCTGGATTGCCTTCAGACATGCGCTCTATACGATGCTTCGCATCTTTTTTTGCCTTATCCGTTGCGACTTCTTTAGTAACGGGCGATTCTCTCAGTGCCGCTATAACTCCCTTCTCGCTGCCATGCTTGTTCTCCAGCTCCGCCGCATATCCTGGGTCAGCCTCTTGGAGTAGCTCATACTGAAGTCGGGCTTCTGTGTCTAGGCGTTGTTCGTATGTAGGCATATCTGCGAAGTATGCCTGCGCTCCGTCGCTCGGCTTCTCTAATAGCTCTCGCTGTATGTTGTTATTACTTACCGTGTTATTTTGAGCGCGTATTTTTTCCCTAACTCTATTCACAGTGGCCGTATCTATTCTTCGGGCTGTATCCATAGCTCTTTGCTGTTGAGCTGTGCGGTTCTGAGCTAGGGTGCGCGCACGGTTGGAGGCCACTTGCAAGGCATTTCCGTGACGAGCGGTCTCGTCCCTCTGCTGCTTCTCGTATATACCCTGTGAGCGTTTCATCTTCTCCCGCTTAGACATCATCTGATCGCTATAGTCGGGCTTCCACCTATCGAAGACGCCTGTAGTGGGCGCACCAGTTCTAAAAGACTCCGCACTTGCGCCTGCCGCAGCAGCCACATCCTTCCCTATTTGCTGCCTCCTTAGCTTTCGCTGTTCCCTGAAAGCCTCCATCATCTTGGGGGATAATTGAGTCCTGCCTGAAGTATCTAACGCCATCTTCCTCTCCTAAGCCATTGCAATGCCAGCTATTTGTGCACCAATTTCCGCCACTTTCAGGACAGACTCTACGCCCATCGCAACGTCTGCCTTATTACCAGCCTTAAGCCTCTGGGCTTCCGCCATGGCCACAGCATCTCTGTGGTCTTTAAGAGCTGCCGTTAATCTACTAGCATCGGAAGAGGCCTTAGCTGCTGCCTGCCGTGAGGCTTCTCCGATCTCCTGTGCCGTACCTTTCATGGCACCGGCTACTAGAGGATTACCTCCACCAAAAGCTAAAGAAGCTCTTTGGAGGGCTACGTCCAACGCGCCCTGAGCCTGCTGAGAGGACTCAAGGGACTTCTGCTCCATTGCCCCCTTCTCCCTGTCACTTACAGTATTTCCTTGAGCAGACTTTAGGAACATGTCCTTAACCTTCTCTCTGTGCATAGCCCCTATTCGTTTAGGTTTCCCGCTCTCTCTCATATAAGGGGAATCTTGTGAGGGTGGTGTGGCTGGCCCCTGGGTAGTTGTAGATAGCATGTTGATTTCCTAAAGGTATATGTCGGCTAAGTTTATAGGTTCTCCCACTAGCTCCTCTGCAGTAGGTACGCCCTGGGACTGTATTTCTCTCTGCATTTTGGCATAATCCACTAAGGGCTGTCTTGCTTCTCCTACTGCAGCACCTATGGTACCAGCAGGGTCCTGCTTAATGGATTCCCCTAGATTTGACATTGCTTGTTTAAAGGTCTTCTTTTCTTTCTGCTCTAAAGCTATGCCTTGGTCTGGGTCTTGTTTTGCTAAAGCCGTATCTGCAGCAGCTCCGTAAGTGTCTAATTGGGCTTCCGCCGCAGCTATATCCGCTTTGCTATACGCCATTACTCTTCTCCATCCTATTGATATTGTCTGGCTTCTTGGGCTTTAGCTTGTCTGGTTGCTTTCTCTAAAGCTATGCCATAAACCTTGGCTATCGCGTTCATCGCGTTTTGTTTATTCTCTATTTCTTTTGTAAGCCCCTCTATCTTCCTCTCGTACTCAGCAATAGCTCGTGCTCTATCCTCAGTGGACCACGCAGGATTGTCTGGTAACGCATTTAGATCCGCTATTAGTTTTTGCTTATCCGCACTTAGCTCCGCCTGCTCTGTCTCCATCCTTTTGATAGTGTCTGAGCCGATCCTGACGCCGGGTTCTGACTTGATAGCCGCATCCATACTATCAGGATCAATAACAGGGGCAGGGGCAGGGGCAGCAGCAGCAGCAGGGGCAGCAGCAGCGTCAGCAGCAGGGGCAGCAGCAGGGGCAGCAGCAGGGGCAGCAGCAGGGGCAGCAGCAGGGGCAGCAGCAGGGGCAGCAGCAGGGGCAGCAGCAGGGGCAGCAGCAGGGGCAGCAGCAGGGGCAGCGTCAGCAGGGGCAGCGTCAGCAGGGGCAGCGTCAGCAGGGTCTCTGCTGGGTTCGAAAGTGGGATCTCTCCTCTTCATAATTATGTTAAATATGTCGTCCGCATCGCCGTAGCTGTGTTTTCTGACTTCTCCCTCACCTAATTTACCGCTTAAGCCTCCTGATACTTCTATATAAGGAAGATTCGTTTGAGTTCCGGGATTATATTTAAAGTTGTACCCTCCGCGCCCTATCCAGGAAGAGGTTGTGAGGGGATCTAAAGGTTCGTCTAAATTGTCCACATATTTAGGGTTATTCTTCATCAGCGACAGAGTTGCAGCTTTGTCCCTTAGTCCGGCTCTACTTCTCGGAGGAAGAGACTCATCAAACTCCGGTGCCCGACCCTCGCTGCGGGGATGTTGATCGAGAGTGGCTTCACGAGTGGCTTCATCCGCCGACTCCCGCTTGCGGTCATCGGCGTCAAGATTAGCCTGCGCACGCCTATGGCTAACCCCCTCAGTTTTTTGTTTCTCTTCTGCTTGACGACTACTCTCTTGAAAGCGGTCTAATTTCGCACTCTGAGCAAGGTCTTCGCTGCTTCGCGGTTTTTTCTCCGGCGGTTTTTCGGCTTCGTCTTTGCCCTTGGCTTTCACGATCTTGTCTTCTGTTCTGCCCTGTCTGCGCAAAAGACGGCTAACTCTGCCTTTACTATCGGAAGACTTGCCTCGCTGAGCTACGTTTTCTGTATTTTTAGCCACAATAAACTCCTTAACGAATTAATGTATAACCCATTCTACGGGTTTTGACACGCACCTGCTTTACGCCTAAGCCTGCTCCGCTATTCGGAGGGAATACAATCCGTATATCCGCAGTGTGCCAGCCCTCATATATAGGCCAATTATCTTGGTGGAAAGCAAACCCTGCGGAGAACACAGGTCCTAAAGTACTATCAAATAATAAATTTCCCGTCCAATCTCTAGTATCTGGTGTATACATATTGTTATTGTATACACCTGGGGTCGCTGGATTGTAAGCCATAGATGACGCGCCGTTTAGTATTGTTCTCCGTATGGGGTATATGGGTAGCCCGTTAATGTATAGCATAAGAACTACTTCCCCGTCCTGATATATCTCAGGACCTCCCCCTGGATGGACTGATCCTGTTCCGCCCATGATACTATAGGGTATTGTATATTTGTACTCTGGCGCTGTTTGGTTTACATCTACAATTAAAGATATATGCCAAGTCAGAATAGTGGCTTGCACAGTCCACGGTACATAAAAAGATATCCCGCATCCCGGTATAGCTTTGGCTTCCTCAAGAGCTTCCTGTGCGGGAAATACGGATGGGTCGCCGTCTACCCCTATAAAGGTGTTATCAAAGAAGTCTTGATTGGCGGTGGCTGCGACCATAGTAGACTGTGAGAAGTGTCCTCTCCTGACATCCTCTCTACCAATAGACCACCCATCCCGATTAGGATTAGTGAGTCTACCGTTAATTACCTCTAGGTTGTCTGGTGTACTTTTAGGTAAATAGGTATTCTCAGAAACCTGTTCAGCGTTGGACGCTGCACCGTCTACAAAAGTATTAGGTATGGTAATGATGGGCATTACTCTAATGCTCCAGATCTAATAGGGATAAGGCTTAGATTGTAAAATGTGATTTTCGGAGCAGGCGATGTGGCAACAGCTATGTTCTTATTCGCCCCAGCTATTACGCCGAACACGCTTTGTATATCTACGCCAGCTCCGATATCTTCCTGCTTTATAAAAGTAAAAGTATCTAGACTTCCTTTAACCCTATTTTGGATGTGGCACCACCGTATACTCCTATTTATGACCCTACGAGTTCCTCCCCCATCCATCCACCCTATGCCTATAACTACAGAAGGGCTGTGGCCATTTTGTACGTCGTCCGTGGGATCTATACCATCCAGAGCTATACCTAGCCGCACTAGAAAGCCTTCGTAATCTCCTATATAGGTAGGTGTGACTGTTATAGTAGGGAATGTTATCTCCGCAGCGTCAGCTATTACGTTGTTTGTAGCTGGTATTCTCCAGCCCGTGTCTCCCACAACTGGCCCATAAGGTGCATTGGGGGCCGCTGCTCCGAAGGTTGTTAGGTATCCTGCTGGTACACCTACTACTCCTGGGTTCAGAGTTGTTGCATACGTCTCAGCTACACCAGCAAAGCCTACCTTACTAAGACCATTTGGGAAGTCCGAAGAGGTAATTAGCGAAGGCGTATGAGCATTTCTTAAAGCGTTCCTCTCTAAGTCCTCTTGCCCTAAACTATTTACCCCCTGGCCTGCACCACCTATAGCGTCGAAGCGGCTGTTTAAACTAGCCGCGTCTAACTTATCTCCCTCATCCAGTTTATTATAGTTAATAGGCATGTTATCTAGACATCTCCCAATAAAGAGCTTCCGCCGTAAATATAGGTAGGGGTATAGGCCGTACAGTAGCACCTAAATCTTTTCTCTTAACCCCTAGTATATTCCTGGTCTGGCATACCACTTCTACTGTATGTATTCCGGGGGATAGGTGTACTATAAAATCTAGTAAAAAGCTATCGTGTGCTCCTGTTGCCCCTATCTCCATGTGGGGATCGGAGTTATAAAAGTCTTGGTCCCCTATAATACAATCGGGCAATACCGCCCCATCTATACGAAAAGCAAATAAATTATATGGAGAGGAGTCATAGTCAGGACCCGATGGAGTGCTTTTTATAGAGTACTGCCCTCCTGCGATAAGCCGGAACATTCCGCCGTCTGTACTTGTGAAGGTTTTGGTTAGCGTGTCTGCGTGGATAGGTGTCCATAGCTCATTTTGGGGTATATTGGTTACCGCGAGCAGCCCCGCAGCATTATTTGTAGATACATCTATAAAGACTTCGCTGTGTACGGTCTTAAACGCTACATTGAGATCCATATCAGTAATATCCAGCTCTCCACCCATAACACCCGAAAAGTTGTGCTCGTTTAGCCTCCCCATCTCCTCTACTACGGGTAGTAGACTATCGTTCATGTCTTGTATATCGTGGGCCTCTGAGGGCCTCACCCTACGTTTTGGGAACTTAAGAGCCACTATATCCTCCAGATGGTATCTTCTCTCCCCCGCCGTCACTGTCGATCTCTTCAAATATAATACCTATGAAATCCCAGTCCCCTGTATACTTAAACTTGAACTTATATACCTCTGCTGCTGGCACCATAACATCCGCTACTACCCAGTGTGGCCTTCGCTTAGTCCAAAAATTGTCTATAGCCGTACCCTCTGCATTGGGCCTCATGTTATCTACATGCGTTCCACCCAGTATTGTCTCGTCCCAGAAAGGAGGTGGATCATCTGTGGGATATAGCTTCGGGGATACTGCTGTCTCTACTACTGGATGTACTCTCCAGTCCCTGTATACCTCTACAGATAAGGCACCTTTAATTGTCTCTCTCAGCCATATCTTGACCCTCAAGGGAGATGTGCGCCTAAAAGATTTAGAAGGCTTAAGCCAGTGGGACTCTATTACGCCCTCATGCTGGTCTGCTTCATACACTCCTCTGCCATCGTGATCTAAAAGCCACACAGAGGGCTTGTCTAGTACAGGATTAGTTGTCTCCGTGTTTGTTGCGTCTGCATACCCTAGAGCTAGCATGTAAGACCTGTGATCTCTAGTAACACAAACAGCCTGCATCTTAACGTCGTCGCGCTCTCGCCAACCTACCCCATCAAATATGACTATTAAGTTATTCTTGATAGAGCCATCTACTGGTATGGAGCACCTATACTCCCCCATAACCATATCTACCGCTGCACAAGACTGAAGCCTATATCCCCGGTTAATCCTGCGAATTACCTTATCCGTAATATCTGAAGATATTAGCTTTACATCTTTCCCATCATAAGCATAAAACCCCGTATCCCCTAGCCATATAGCCGTTCCATTAGGTAGGGTACCTATAGAGTCAGGAGAAACACAACCTATCTCCCTATTTAGGGTAGCTGCTCTGAAACCCGTACCTTCTGCATTGGGTTCTATTAGAAATGTAGAGCTTTCTGTAAACACAAGCAAACCAAATTTGGAGTTCCACATACCCGTAATATGGGCACCGGTAGGATCTGGAATAATTTCTTCATTTTTAGGGAATGTGCCCCAAAACAGGGGAGCAGAGGGGCGTATTACACCCTCTCCCCCATCCCAGTTTGCAATCCATAATCTACCAAAGGCCATACGGCATAGTTTGAAATTGGGTACAGGTACGGGGTCCATAGGTACCTTCAGTAGCCAGCTATCAGGTACATTGTCTGGGAATATCTCTGAAGTGTTATCGGGTATACTAGATAAAGCTAAAATACCCGTACCAGAATAGTTAGGTATCTCGTACATATCCGTAGATCCCGACCACTTAAGGTCCCTAGTCCTACATAAAACCCTACCTATAGTTCCGTCCCTACCTGCTGGTATGCCTGTCCAGCACACTTGCACCTTTTGCCTTTCCGCAGTTTGTTGAACCACAGGGCCGCCCCAGCCTTCACCGTAATTGTCCTGCTTGTCTACTTTAACGGGTTCTGATGGTCCAGACAGGGCAGATACGTTACCCCACCTATCTAACCACTGCACGGATGCTCTCCACTCCCCCTCCTCTAAAGTACCACCAAGGGGGTTTTGGTTACTGAAACCTCCGCCATCATAGTTAACACTGCCTATCCTGGATGTGCCCATTACCTGACTCATGTTTTGCCCAGTATGGCTATACCCTAACTTATTAGGTTCATCTTTGCTATCGGCACCATCGGCCACGGTATTTTTTATGGGACCTAGACCACTTGGAGGTCCGGGTATCTCCGAATAGCCGAGAGGTGTTGCTGCATAGCCGTCATAGAAATAAGCACGGTCACCTTGCGGTACAATTACTACGCCAGTAGGAGTGGACTCAAATTGGGTTAAGAACTGAGGTCTTCCATCTGCTTGGGCTATCCTTATTTGATATATTGCGGCGGCATCGTGCCCTATAATAGTTTTCCAACTTTGGTTCCATCCCCTGTACTCTCTGATGCACGATTGGTTACCTAGTAATCCAGCTTGTGCCGTAAAGTGTGCCAGGAGTATATCTCTAGCCCCTCCCTCTATTGTGCAATGGAAAATGCCCAGTAGTGGATCATTGTATACCTTGGTAGTGGGCGCCCCTTGGTATTTAGACGGGACGTATTCCACAGGACCATGTACAGAACGCAATGAGCCTGCAGTAGTCATGTTCATATTCTTAATCTCACCAGCTAGCTTATCTGGTGCAATTAAACTGCCCGACTCCCCGTGAAATACCAGGGGTCCAGCTTTTATCCTGTTCTTTTCCCACGCCATACACTACCCCACGGCACTGGCTTGTGTTCTCTCCCACTCTACCAGTTGCTTTTTAGCTGTCTGCCAAGGCACCCCTAGTGTTTCTCCTACTTCTGTCCACTTAAGGCCTGAGTCTCTAAGCTCTTTAATCTTGTCTGGTGTGAAGCCTTGAGCTTCTGCCTCTTCCTTAGTATCTAGCTGCTTCTTAAGGACTGACAATTCACGCTTAAGTGTCGTAATCTCGTCCTCAAACTTCTCACTTCTGATAGGCTCTGTTAAAGTTTTAGGAGTTGCAATCAAGTCCCATCCAGCCATAGACTCACTTCCTTCTAAAATACGCTCCTGTGGGTACCCGTAAGACTGAAGCCATCCCTCTAGCCGACCATCATTACGCTCTGAGCAGCAAAGCACGGTGGCGTACTGCTTGTTACCCTCTTGTGTAATTTTGCAATATACGCCGCCCGCTATAATGGGTGCCGTTTTTAGATTAGTTGTGTATAAGCTACGGTTTGCCAAGATATCCTCCCAGGATAATAGTTATGCTGGATAGTATATTCTATCCCTCTGAAATTGTCAAAAGCCTTCTCAGGTTAATGTTACGCCTAACTCTAGCTGGCCTTCTCCTTCTAGGCCTAGACTTAGAACGCAAGTCTCCGTACCTCTTCCCTAAAGCAAATAGGTTCTCTTGGTATGCCGTTAGGGCAAATTGAGCCATGGCTGCATTACCTTGAGACTCGTACAGGTACGCGATAGCCCTAGTAATAAGGCAGTCTATAGCGTCTTCACTAATTAGGGGGTAGTCCTGTGCGTCAGTTAGGGCCTTAGGGCGTCTCACACACCTTACCTCTACTGTGTAGTTGGTGTCTGGTGTAGGCCACAGGCGTACCGTCTGGTAGCCGTGTACTGGCTGTAGGGGTACTCCGTAGTCTGGGGTGTCTGTTCCTGTGTCTGTAAAGGTCGTAAGGTGTCCATCTACTTCTGCAAGTAGGAAGAAGTCGTCTGGCGTCTCTAGACTAAATCCACCTCCTGCTCCTACGGGGGGACCTTCCGATATGCGCCGTCTGTAGACCCTCTTCTTAATACCGGCCCTCTGGTATCTGGCTGTAGTGCTATCATCAAAGCCTAAAGTGAAATCTATGTTGGGCAGGCTTATCCGTATGGCGCTATAAGTCCCTCCGCCTATATCCTCTGTATTATCTATTTGTGCTGTTTTAGTAGAGGGCGGGCTTTCTAGGTACGGCTGATATCTAGACTCGTTGGGGTCCGTTGTGGACTGCCTAATAGGTCCAGGGTTGTGAAACCATACTTCCTGTTTACCCCAAATATAAGTAAATCTATACTCAAACTTTCCAGTAGGTTCTGGCCCTTGCCACTGAGCTACAGTGCTGGCTACCGGCTCAAACGTGGGTGCTCTTAGTGACTTATGCTCTCTACGAAAAGCCCACCTTGGTAGACCTTTAGATACAATTCTGCCACTATTCGACAAGCTAGACCACTCGGCGGAGTCTTGGCCCAGTATAGATAGTGGGTACATAGAATTGCTTCTTTGTAAGGTCATAGCCCTTACCTCTATAACATCTTGGGGTATATTAAACTCGTGGGTCTCTATGAACCAATCAATACCCGTATCCGTGGAGTTTTTCCACGGCCTATCTAGGGTAATTATATGGCCTATAACGGCTCCCAGAAAACTAAGTTTAGGGGTTACCTCCCTAATTGTATACTTTACCCACCTCTGTTGATCATCGTCATAGAGCTGTATGGTCCTGCCATCCCAAAGCCTGTCCTCATTCCATACAGTACTTCCGGCAGCACCCTCTGCGAGTTCTGTTTCCAGGGTCCATGCGTCTCCGTCCATAATTTTCAGCAGATCTGTGGATGACCCCTTATTAACATCTGGGTCAATAGCCATTCTAATCTGAGATTCAAAGAAAAGAAAAGGCGCTTCCTCCGACATGCGGAAGTACGCTCTATTAATAAACTCATCTACCCTGTCTTGTGCTACCGGAGAATTACTAGGTGCCCAATCTGCTTGAGAGAATATGGCTGCTCTAATACCAGCTAAATTATACGTTTTCAATCCAGCCATTCTATCTCCAAATAAAAGGCCCCCAACCCCTTATCTTACGGGGCCAGGGGCCTAAACACAACACAACAGAAATAAAGTGTATTAGATATCTAGTTTAACGGCTCCAGTTGCCGCAACACCTGCAACGAGGGCAACTCCGAGTCCCCCAGATAAAGGAGCAACAATACCGGCAAATGCGCCCGCTGCTGCTGCTACAAGTTCTTCGCCAGCAGCTACCGTGACATCAAGTTTGGCAATGCCCACACCCTTGACTAAGATCCAGCCAAAGTGCAATGCGGGAATGTTATGCTGAGCAACGCCCGCAATCATATTGGCTGCCACTGCCGTACCCGTAAGCACTCCGCCGTAGCTAGTGTGCCGAGGAACCGGGAAGCCACTAACGATTGCAGGTGCGACATTGACTAGGGCTACGGTCTCTCCTCTAGTGATAGCTACAGCACCAACCTGAACGTACGCCCAAGTTTGGTCGCCCGACCCCTCCGGTACCGTTACTGCAACATCTGTAGCTTCAGGTTGGTACAATGGACCGCTTGCTGTAATAGCGTCTCCGGCAGCGTCTACATAGTATAATACCCTAGTAGACCCATCTTGGGCGTTTGCTGTTACTTTAGCACCTAGCTCTGCCTGAGGCCCCCCTTGGGATACACCTAAAGCGCCGGATGCTGATGCTGCTCGGATGAAAGTTTAGTTGACATAAGAATATCTCCTTAAAAGATCTATGGGTTACCGCCGCCTGTTACAGCGAAGTTACAACGAAGTTGGTCACAGTACATACCCAAGGAAAGGACGTACTCATAACGCCACATGTCTTGTGTAGGTAATCGAACGGGTCCACGGCTATCGAAGAATCCCTTGGTAGCATCCGCACCACTCATAGAACCGCCCATTGTGAACAGTTTCCATGTGCTAGAGTGGATGCCGTAGCATACACCCTCTTGGGCGTTAGCTGTAGTAAAGTTAGCAGGGACGATGTACTGCTCTGGGTACACAACTGCGTTAAGGAACTTGATCCCTTCTCGCATCTTACCTGGAGCGCGATCACCGTCGCGAGTACTACGAGTAACGATTTGAACTTGGTCATCCAAGTCGTCAATGTAGTTATCGAAGGTTCCACGGTCAGCAAACATCAAGTCAACATCGCCCTCGGTGTTAGCCATTTCCTGGCTAGCATCGTAGTAAGCTGCGCGCATCTGTCGTCGGCCTTCAGCCGTGAAAGACGCGATATGTTGGTATTGGTTATGCCATCCTGGAATGGAGTTTTTGACTACGCCAAATACCGAAGTAGCCTGAGCTGCTGGAGCTACGAAGGAGAAAATTCCATCTTGTCCACCTAGACCCTTAGGGTCATACTGGGCATCGCCGTTCCATGTAAGGAAGTTATTAGCGTCGGTAACGTCGCCCATAACAAGCTGACGAGCGATAAGCTCGTGGAACTCTGCAAGAGAGCGCTCTGGGTAACGTCGGATAAGCTCAACAAGATCTCAACAAGATCCATCTTGTTGTTAGCTTCTCGCAAGTCCTGTCCGGGAACATCATAAGCATAAATCATCGTAGCTGCAAATTCAGTAGCTCGAATCGCGTTTTGCTTACGTCCCCCAGCAATTACCTCGTTACCTGAGACGATCTGGGTTAAGAAACCGGGACCATCAGGTACAAGAGCAAACTGGATGTAAGGACCTTGTGCTTGACGCTTATTGCCCTTCATGATAATGGCGTCAAAAGCGGGGTGAAACTTAGTAAAAGTCTCCGAGAAACCGGGCATCAGTTCCTGGAGAGCGGTAGTTAGTACGTCTGGGCTAAAAGCCATTTCGATTCTCCACAGTAGGTGGTTTAAGCCACCTATGGTGACTACGCGGTTAAAAAGTTAGACCACTTCGGTCCCTATAACATGCACTTAAAAAACTTGCAACCTTATCTACGCTTAGATTTCCTTATCGCGTTCTCTGCGGCTGACATTAAAGATGCCATCCTTTGGTTCCTATCTGCTCCATATGAGGGAGCCTTCTCTTTAGATAGTTGTACGGGTCTGGATACTGGAGCACTTCCCGCTATAACCTGGGTAGCTGGATTCTTGGGTTTCTCCGCCTCTTTCACAGGTGCTTGCGGTTGGGCACCAGCATAGCGGCTCTTTACTACTTCTAGGATAAGATCTGTATCTTGTATTCTCTTTGATAATTCCTTAGCTGTATTGTAAGCCTGCTCTCCTAGTAAGGACACCTCAACAGCTATATGGACATCCATATCCATGTCCATAAGCTCTAAAACCATCTGCTCTGCTTTTTCTACTCCGTAAGTGGAGGCCAGACTTTCTAGCTTACTTTGGTAGTTAGTCTCAAACCATGTGAAATACCTACCATTCTCCTCTTCTCTTTCGGCGTTTACTGTCTTTTGAAGCTGTGCATATCTCTGCTCCATGTCCTGCTTGTCACTAGTTATCTTCTCTAGTTGGGATGTCATATCTCCTATTCTAGGATCTTCGTCCCCGTACTGCATAGCCTCGTACATTCTCTTCCAGTAGTCCAGCTCCGTGCCATGACTACTCTGCAAACTGTGTACATCTTTAGCGTGTTTAGATCCTATTTTATCCGCCCAAGAACGTACTTGTTCTGGAAACTGCTCATAGCTTTTCCCATCCCACTCGTCCCATGAGAAAGAATCTACGTCAGGAAAACTCTCTTGCGCTGGTTCTGCTGCGGTAGGTTCTGCTGCAATAGGTTCTGCTGCAATAGGTTCTGCTGCAATAGGTTCTGCTGCTGCTGTAGGTTCTGCTGCGGTAGGTTCTGCTGCTGCTGTAGGTGCTTCCATTGCCTCATTTGCATCCATCTCCATATCTCCCTCCTCTATAAAACTTATACCATCCCTTTCTTAAACCTATCCATAAGGCCTTCTGCTACCTTATCTCTTTTCTTGGCCATGCCTTCTGGGGGACCCATCATTCCCATAGAGAGTCCTTCAGGATCCTCTTCTCCTATACTAGGAGCGCCTCCAGGGTCCAATGCTACATCCTCTTCAGCAAGAGCGGAATCTATGATCTCCTCTTCAGGCAATGCTTGATCTTCCGCCTCTATATCTATAGCTACATCCATGGTAGCGTCACCGGACGGCTCTAAGCTATAACCCATGTCCTCCAATTTGCTAAGCACCTCTTCGGCACTTGTGCCTTCTGGTAAGGCTGCAGCTAGGGCATCTTTAGGGCTGTCGTAGGCTTCTCCGGTTTCGGGATCTTTAGGCATAATTACTCCAATAAAATATAAAAAGTTACTAACACGTTCATTTAATCTACGCTACCATACGCTTTCTCTACTGTCTGTTTGTCACTGCTTCCGTGCGTATCGTGATATCCTTTTATGGCTTTTTCCTGGTTAGCTCTAACCCTGTCCTCTTTCTGACCCTTCCACTTGTTCCGCTTGTCAGCTATGTCCCTATAGCCTTCTGCTTGTACTTGCTCTTGGTGCGCCGACCTCGCCCCGTCCTTAAAGTTTCTCCACCTACTACTATTTTTAGATATGGCCTCGCAATCATTTTGCTCGCAATACCTATCCAGCTCTGCAGAGGAGGAAAACTTTTTACCTATCTGCTTTATCTCTATATCTGTTACTCCTGTTACCGCCCGAATAGCAGGTAAAATCTTATTAGGAGTATCACAATTAAGACAAGGAGCAAGGCCTCCATACTTTTCCTCTCTACAAGCAAAGGTTAATCTCTTAGATGTATCACATCCACACTTACACTCTATCTTCCATATAGGCATTAGACTTTCACCGGGGGTACGCTACCCGCTAATACCTTACCACCTACTTGCATACCTCCTTCCATGTTCCCCGTAATTGCTTGTGAGCCATCCCCGGAATTTACCTGGCCTCCTTGCATTAGGGCTTCTAGCTCTGGAGGAACTCCTTGAGCGGGCATCCCCCCACCTCCTCCTGGAGGCATACCACCTGGAGGCATACCACCTGGAGGCATACCACCTGGAGGACCTGGAGGAGTCTCAACTAGTAGTCCGGGCATCTGAAGTAGCTCTAATAGTTTCTCTACTAACTTTCTCTGATCTATATTCTGGCTCTGTGTGAATATAGGTATGAATTCTGTTAGAGTCTTTAGCTGTACAACAGAGTTACCTTCCTGAGCATTGAAGGGCCGAGCCTCATAATCATAATCAAAATCTGCTTCTTTCTCATCATCTAGGTTCATAGTACTTCTACTTAGAGACCCTACCTTACCATCACTTCCTAGCTTTACTGGTATCTCAGAATCCTCTGGCAAAAACTGTGAGTACAGGGCTATTATAGCTTTAGCTAACCAAGTTATACAATCATATATAACCTTCTGTCTCCTGGAATTTCTAGTTCTAATAGCTGTATCAGCTAGAGCCAGCTCAGTAGCTACGTCGGACTGGCCCAAACTTCCCCTCTGGTAGCTAGCAATTCCTAATACAAATTCTATCTGCTCTCTTAGAGCATTTTTAGTGCTCTGCCACTCCATGGGAAGTGTAGGCATAGGCGTAGTTCCCATAACATCATTAACACTTACTTTAGGTTTTGCCGCAATGGTAATCACTTGGCCTGGGCCATCGACATTCTCTAGGGCATCCTCAAACTCTGCTGGGTCGTCTACTAATCCCGAGTGAATAATTGTTACGGGGATGCTAGACTTATTGTGCCACAGCTCTAGAGAGGACATTTCATTCAAGCGTTCTATGGTAGGAAACACCAACTCAGCGTCAGATAGGCCACCTAAATCTTTAAGGTTGTCATTAAAGGATAGCATATAATAAGGATTAGGTAAATTATCGTAGGGTAGCTGTGCTGTAATTAGGGGTCTCTGTGCTCCTTCCATATAATGAAAGAATTCCTTAGCTACCAGATCATAATACTCATAGATGGTTATCCACTCAAAACCCTCTCTAACTATATGATGATCGTCTTGGTCTGAGCTATCATCATCTAGTAACCAGTCTGGGTATGGGCCAAAGGTAGCGTCTTCTAGGGCATCGCTCCGGTATACTCCGTGCTTGTTCCCTCTCTTCTTTGTCCTCTTCTCAAACTCTCCACGAGTTAGTACAGTAACCTCGCATATGTATCTGATGTCCTCCCAATCTTCTGACATGGCATCGAAAAAGATGTACTCCGGGTTTAGCACCCTAAGCACTGGCCTTCCCTTTTTCTCATTCCATACACACTTAATAAAAGATCTAGGAAAAATGGTAGCCCTGGTAGCTAGTTTCCATAGTTTACTGTGGGCTTTTTCTCTGTAGAATAAATCATTTACTAATAGTTCTCTAAGTTTGGCTGCCTCTTTCAGTTCTTTGCGCCTATGGATAATAGTACACTCTGGGTTAGGTGGTACTATATTCGCTATCATTGTGTCTGCAAAAGCAAATAGCCAGTTGTTCTCAAAAGTTATGCTTTCGTCTTCTGATAAATAATCGCCGTTATCCGACCCATCTGAATAGGATCTACTATAATACTCCGTCCTGTACATGTCGGCAGCGCGCTTCCATCTCTTCCTCTGGGTTCTCATTTTGGTTTTATGGTTCGTTATGACCTTATATCTAAAACGATCCTGTGGCGTGATATCTTTGGTACTATTAGCCATAAAGCCTCCGGTAATGCTCAGGGTAACACGATGAAAAGTATACAGCAAGTTAGCTGTAGTTACTAGGCCTTTTACTTGGCCTTCCTTTTCTTTTTATTAGCAGCCTCTTGGGCTTTGTAATATTCTTGTTGTTGCTCGCCCGTCCACTCATCAAAGGGGAGATCTAACATTGTGTTTATTTTATCTCTATCTTCTAGTATCTGCTTCTGGGTCTTTGGCCTATATCTCACAGGCAGGTCTCGGGCAATTAAACATGCCCATAGTAGAGCCGATATTCTATCCCAGTGGTGTTTAGAGCGCCTACCTCTCCCTACCTTGCCTGGTTTTAATAGTTTAAATTTCTCACTATCTTCTAATTCCTTATCCCTTCTGTAAGATCTTAGTTGTTCTACTGTCTCGGCGTCTTTCAATACTAATTTGTCCATAAGAGCATCTATCATGGCAGCCATGGCTTCCGCATTAGTCCTCTTGCTGGCTGGTATTCCTGGGGTTGCTCTGACCGAACCTCTCCTATGATAGTATAAGTTCTTAAGATGGTATTTCCTTTCCACACCTTGAGTGTTGACTAGTACCACCCCGTTGTAATCTGACGCCAGCTCTAATACTGATAAAATACCAGCCCCTACCCCATTGTTCTCTACTACTACCTCTGCGTCATTATACCTCTTTGCCGCCTCTAATACATAACGTGCTACCTCTGGAGGGTTAGGCTCGTTGGAACTAAAGGTTGCTACTTGTACCCATTCATCCGACCAGACTTCTAATACTTGAAAACTCGCTTGGTCGCCTGAGCCAAATCCTGCAGGGTCTACACCTATAACATATACACCATCTGGATGGGGTTCCGAGTACTCCATGTACATATTATCTAGAGGTTCCCATGGCTCCAAGTCTGCCTCTAAATGCTTCTCTAATACATGTACAGGTATAGCTCCCCCGCCGGGTTGCTGCCAACAGGATATAGAGTTCACAGGATAGAATACGAAGAATAGCTCTGGGTATCGGCGGATAAGTTTATCCTCCTCCATTACCCTTCGCCTAAAGGCTAGATTCTCTAGAGTTAAGTAGCTAGATCCCGGATTAGATATAGGCTCCATACCCGTTGGTGGTCCATATTTCTCTAGTAGCTTAAACTCTGTACTGTCGGGCTTCCAAGATGGATGCCAGTTTCTCTCATTTAACTTAGACTCATGATAGGGTACAAATAAAAACTTAAGCCTACCATGGCCCTTGCGGGCCTCCGCACACATGTCCCTATACCACTCTGCCCCTGGCTCCGACATAGGTGCCGGGGTGCTCTCCATTACTATAACCGCGTTCTTTCTATTACGAAAGGCTGGTCCCATCTTAAACCACACATCTGCTGGGTCGTTCCAAAAGGGCACCTCTGACATGTGTAAATAGGAAGCACCCCTCCCAATACCTACGTTCTCCTGATTGGCTGCCAAGGTACGGATTTTACCTTTGTGGGTAAAAGTTAGCTGCCTACTCTCCCTGTTAGCAATAGTGGGGTATTTAACTTCGTCCGGTTTATACTCATAGGATATATCAATAGCGCGGAATAGGTCTTCTGCTCTCTCTTTCTTATCTGCAATAATGGCCGCGAAAGCACCGGGTGTATACTCCGCCAGATTAGCCATAGCTAGAGCTGTAGTTGTAGACTTGGTTGTTTGCCTGCTGGCGTTAACTATGAGCCACTGTGTCATGCCATCTGAGTCCCTTGGAGTATCTCCCATGAAGGATAATATAGAATGTTGCAGACGGGGACATACCCTATCTGCGTCATATCTAATTATGTCCTCAGTACGCTGGTCCACCACTGAGCCGAACTCCGGCACAGTTAGCCTTGGGTCTCTCAGTTTTCTTAGGAGGTCATCGTCCACTACGCTACTACATGCTCTGGACGTTTCATGGCGACCATTACTATCTTACTAGCGGCATCATTAGGCAAAGCAAAGCTCTTGCCCTCGAATGGGGTGTTGCTCACTGCTGCTTTCTTAAGTTCTTCAAACTCTTGCTGATGTACGCACCATACCGTGACAGTAGAGTCCCCGTGGGGTGTTGATATATAGACCAATGCTGGTACATAGCCCAAATCTACCTGTAATTTACGTTGCCTCGCTGTTGTCATGGTCCTCCTCTTCTTCTGACCTGTCTAGCCAAAACTGTAGTATGTGTGCCCTCTTGTCCTGGGCTATTAGCCCTTCTGTTCTTAGAATAAATGTATCGTCTGTCCACCCATCATCCTCTGCTAGCTCTTCTCTCATCTCCTCTGTGGCCTCTAATAGGGTTTTATCCATTTTTATAGCTAAAGCTGCCCTCTTTATAGCGTATTTTGATATCCAAGACAGGTCTTCTAGGTCATCTTCGTAGAAATTAAAGAACTTTGTCCACTTTGTAGCAATACTATCTTTCCAATTAGCCCCGTACCTTGGGTACCTCTCTGTGAATAGTAATACATCCTCTAGACTTACCTCAAATAAGTAAGCTACTGTCTCCGCATCATATTTCTCGCTATCAAATATAAGTAAAAGCTCTATTAAATAGTCAGAAGGTAGGCTCTCTTCTCCCATAGCGCCTGTTAAAAATATAGAATACCTAGCAGTATTATCCCCTCTAGGTTTTCCTAATATAATAGCTTCTAGCCCTTCGATGCCACCACTGGTATACATGGTACCTTCGCTTTTGTATAGGTTTAACGTGTTTTTCATGCTATGTCTATACGTCCCCCTCCCTCACTAGCTCTGCGGTGGCCGTTACTGTACCATCTTCCTCCACATCTAATGTATATTGAGGTATCATTTTTTTGCTACGCTTGTGTGCCTCTGCGACCCGCGCCATTACATTGGATGGGCTGGCATTTTTCTCCTCCTTCTCATGTATCATCTTAGCAGATATCGCCGTAAACAGCAATTCCATATACCCCTGGGCCGCTTTTGCAATGCCGGGGGCTATGTTCCCGGAGATTAGCTGGGCTAGGATGTACTGAGTGGCCTCTATGAACCCGTCCATGCCATCAGCGTGGGCCTTTAGAAGCTGTTCTCGTATCTCCTCCCGTACCTCTGCCGGTACATGCTTATAGAAGTCTGCTAGGGTAGACCCAGAAGAAGGCTTATGCTTACTCATAATAGGATTCTTGTAAGGTGTCCCGTACTACTGACAGGCTTTCCAGCTCTTGGCTTATAGAAGATAGGTGACTAGCTGCTACCATCACAGAAGACCAGTCTTCTTCCCTAACCCTCTCTAGTAAATAGGTCTGCGTAGTAGTTGCCTGACCATTTAAGATGGTTATCCGGGCAGATACCTCTATTATTAGGGCTTCGTTATCCATATTATCCTCCGCGTGACATAGTAACCTATTTGTTTTTAGTATGTCAAGCTATACTTGCCACTTTAGCTGGCGAGGCACCACACTTACCTCCGCTATAACTGGCTTTCTAGAGCTTCGCCGGGGGTTGAACTGCTGTCTAGGCAGGTCTCTTAAGTAAGCAGCGTTCCTAGCCCAAGGAGGTAGGGCCTTATTTAAGGTATTTCTACCTACACCTAGTGGATTTAGGTTTAGATATGTACGGCACCTAGACCTTTCTAGGATTCCGTCTGGTCCAGAGGGTAGAGGCACTATATCTAATAACGGGTTGTGTGCCCACACTACGAACTGGGGTATAGTTTGTATCTCATAGGCGGCTAATGCCATATCGACAAGCTCGGCCTCTCGGGTAGGCCAACCATGTGCATATGCGCTTAGCGCCCTTAAGCCACGCATCGAGGCACCCCTATAAAAAGGCGAGTGCCTAACCTGCTGCCTGTCACAGGGAAGCACCCCCAATGCGAAACTGCGAGGTGTAATATGACGAGGCAATATGCCCGCTATAGCCGGGGGCCATGTATTCGGGGGCATAAAGGCGGCTGGCGACCTCAACCACCTGCGTAATTGCGGGAAAGTCCGGGCAAACACCGTCCACCTCTCCCACCCCGGCTCAGCACCATGGGCTAGAGCGCCGTAATTCGCTACATTGGGGTTGTTATTGGCCGTGCGGGCGTACCCTGCCAGTACATATAGGCCAATAGCCGTAGTGGGCAGCTTGATACCTGGAGGCTCTCCAGGGGAAAGTGGGTGGTTTATAAAGTATTCGGCTAAAAGCTCTCTACGCATGGGGGCACTATAGCACCGTTCCCTAGACGAGGCAAACCCCCCCCAAAAAAATACAACCCACCCTATCCGGGTCCCTTAAGGATTTAAAAAAGGTCACCCCTTTGTCACAGAAAAAAACCCCTATTTGTGACAAAATAGACGAGGTGTGACAAGAATTACGCCGCTTCAACCTCGATTCCTTATTAATTTGTCACAGTGTCACAGGGTTTTAGGGAGAAGTTTATATATATAAAGTGTGTGTGTATAAACACACATACTTCTGTGGAGGAGTTTTTTTTACTGTGACATGTGACAAAGATAGTAGCTAAGAGATAAAGGTAGGTGGAAAGGTGATTATTTCTGTCACACATTCTGTCACACATTCGGTGTCGGGGTGTGACAAATCCTCAGAGCTAAGCACTTAGCCCCCACTAGCTAAGTTAGCTAAGTTAGCTAAGATTAGGTGCTCTTAGCACACCCCCCCCAAAATCCTTAGCTAACGCTTTTTGGTTTAAAGCACCTCCCCGGACTAACGACGACACAACACCCCTAATGGGAGACACCACCCACCCTATTGGCATGTCAACCCTTGCAGTGTTTACTGGCACGGTCCACACTGGCACGGTCCACACTGGCACGGTCCCCACTGTCCCGGTCTCCGCTGTCACGGTCTCCCGAGGAGAAAGCTGGCACGATTATTGCAATCGCGAGTACCTTTAGCGCGAGAAGGGTACGTGAATCCCATTCACTAAGTGAATAAGGTTCACTAAGTAAACAAGGTTCGTTAAGTGAACAAGTTTAGCTAAGTGAATAAGGTTCATTAAGTGAACAGTGTTTACGCTAAGGTGCGTCCGGCGGCTAATTGAAAACGCTAGACGGCATTGAATGCCGTGGTACTGAACGCTAGACGGCTCTACATCGGACCTGCTACCACGACATTAATGTCGTGGTTTGGAAACGCTAGACGCCTCTGCAATAGGCTCTATGTCCCTCGTTTTCAATTAGCCTAACCACGGCATGAATGTCGCGATTTCAGCCTGAAACCTGTATTTTGACTGTGGTCCTATTTCAACTATCGGCATTGCAAGGGGATTTTCGACCGTTGGAAATGTTGGCACGATGCTCGCAATATACCTTGGCATCGGTGCTTTGCTCCGGTCGCCCCTTGTGGGTCGTTCTTTCCTATCTCGAATAAAGGAGGTTGCCCTATGGGTAACTCATGGAACGCCCAGACGGGCGTTAGGGGGCGCGTATATAACGTTCCCCGTCAAAGCGGGGCGTCAGTTCGACGCATTGTTAATCAGGTTCCTAAACAGGACTTGCGACACGATAGCATTGCCATCGGTGACTGGCAAGTGAACATCCCTAACACAGTGGCAAGTGAACATCCCTAACACAGCTTGTGTTAGGAATGAACATCCTACGCACCGCGTGTCATCGTACGGCCACAAACGACCGTTTGTCGCGGTTACGCTGCGCCGAAAGGCGCGCAAGTAGTCCATAGCCGGGAGCCTATGCTCCCGGCTACTTTTCCTCCTTATTCTGTTTTATTCTCAACTATTCTTTGATATCTTGTATATGATGCTATTCGTAGCGGTACGCTAGAACGTACAGGTAGGTTGACGCCTTATCTCCGTCACATGACCTATCATGCCCTCTAGTGTGTGTGTCAGTCCTTCACTTGTGAAGTGTAGTACAGGGCTTTACTGACACAATATAGTAACCAGCGGAAGCGGAGTATGCGAGGTCGACTTAAAACGGGGCGACGGTCCCCTATATAGCGATAGGCAATAATAGCCGATAGCGAGTGTGCCGCTTGACAAGTGGAGCACCGTGAACGGGCTAACCGACGTATAACGAACGGGCCGGGTGTCGAGTCAAGCGCTAGCGCGTGGCTCCCTACGAACGAAAATCGTAGGGACTACCATTAAGCGCGCTAGCGGGGTAATGACGACACATGCGATGTCGCAAACCTTTAATTAGGGGACGGGTAGGCTAGTAACCTACTCTGCCCGTCCCCTACTTATTCCCTACTGCAGGCAATAAAGCCAGTAAAGGAGGAACCTATGGGTTCTGTACAAATAATAGATGGGGTTAAAATGGTCAGCTTCGAAGCCGCTCACACCGATAACCTAAGGATTTGGGATAAGGTATGGAAGAAGAAAGAAGAGATTGATGAAGCCCTGGACATGGTTAGGGAGCTTCAAGACCTCATCGCCGCCGAGCGCGGGCCAGCGCGTAGCGAGCAATTGCTCGCCACAGAGAAGTTACTATATCATTTGGCGAAGGCTAAACATAATTAAGGAGGTAAGGGATTTATTCCCTGCAGTAGGGAATAAGGTAAGGGATTTATTCCCTGAAGTAGAGAGTCAAGGGTAAGCCCTTGGACGACGCCGCATCGGGCGATGTTTACAGCATACGGGAGTTAGCTCCTCTTAGAACTGTGGACGGTAAACTGTGGACGGTACTGGCCAGTAGCTCTTGACTCTCTACTTCAGGCAATGAAGCCTGTAAAGGAGGACCGATGGGTTCTACACAAACCGAAGCCTTTACCACGCATACCGCGCGAGTAAAGGCGCTAAAGGACGCCCTTAAGGGGCGTCACACACTAGCGGAGCTAGTGGAGTGCAGCCTAAAGGCGGGCGCTAAAGTAGACATGAAGGTGATGGAGCCTTATGTCTACTTCCTAGTGAACTTAGGTGGTACGAGGTTTAGCCTTAAGGCTAGCCACGTTCCGCTACGATGTCGTAGCGGGCAGAGTTATTTCCTAACCCTAACCACTTGGGGGTGGGCATGAGGATGGCTAGTGTAAGTAAACTGAAGGAGCTTGCCCTTGAGGGACAACACAATAAACACTGGTACGAGGAGTGCGACCTAGCGCTTCGTACCATGTGCGTTAAGGAAGGCTGGCCGGTAGTGCATACCGCAGCGGTGTTGGGGATAACAAGTCCCCGCGTACATGTAGTACGCAATGTTAGGATAACTAAGCAGTACATGCGGGAGTGGGTGAAGTGCCCACGTATCCAGACCCACGATAAACTTGAGGGGCTGATGCCGATGGTGCGTAGTGGCTTAGTGCACTATGAAAGGACCGGCATCATACGCGGTCCTAAGACATCGGCCTTCGCGGGGGCTTGTATGGGTGACCTATCCCAGGTAGTGCTAGATGTCTGGATGGCGAGAGCGTTTAGAATCTGGGACCAAGCAGATTTTAACCGCCAACTGTATAATACGCAGTTTAAGGTGAGACACAAAGCAGCCCTGCGTATCCGAACCGTAGCCAAACAACTAGGGTGGGAACCCGCACAGGTGCAGGCCGCAGTATGGACGGCAACATATGAACAACACCATACGCAAAAAGCGCCCGGAATTCATACTTACTTTTGAGGAGGTAACATGGGATATGTTAAGGAGCTGGATGATGTCCTATTCGGACATCGCCAGTTAGGAATGTGGATGGAAAACAAGGTGTGGAATGATTTGGGTGAGGACTGGCCTTACCTAATGCAACGGTTCCGCTTTGGGGACTATGATGAGCTAAGGCATGTTGCCTTGGAAGGAGGGGCGTACGCCTACGGGCGTACTCTTACCGATACACTCAAGGTAGTCTGTCGCCACGCCTATGGTCCGAGTGCGGAGGCCGAAGAGGAGTACCCCCACCTAATGAAAACAGGGATAACTATGGAGTGGATAGTGGGTACACCCGATAAGGTGGATGAACACCTAGCTAACTGGCAGGCGTCACTTGAGTCTCATATAACCGCTAAAGAGTACCAGATAAGAACGGGCGTGCTACTAGGCTATGATGAGAAGGGAACCAAAGACTTCGCAGAAAGTAATAAAGACGGGAGGGTGTGTAGGTGTACGCAATGTATACCGCGCACGGCGAATAACGAGTGGTGGGCAAGGTTAGAGTTAAAGGAAGTACGAGTTAAACTAAAGGAGGTGGGTAATGAATAGCGCAGATGATGCGTTCATATGGATTGAAGGCCAAAGCCTAGATGGGGATGTCTACTTTGATGAGGAGCGGGCATACCCTAGAGGTGCGGTAACTGATGCCAAGCATGCCTTGGCACAGGCCAGGGATAAAACCCATGTCTGGCTTGCGAAGCAAGTGGATGACGCCCGACAGGAATGTGGGGAGCATCTAGATGAGGAGGAAATCAAGATAGAGGAGGATGAGATACAGGGTATATTCGATGAACACTTGAACGATTATTGGAGGGACTAATGATAGACCGACAAGCAAAGGATATGGCAGCGAAGGCATACGCTTTTGTGAAGGAGGTGCAAGGTGTATGCGATGACTTCAACTGCACCGCCGCTAAGATGCCTATACATGATGAAGAACCATTCTGGTTAGGCATTGGCCTACTACTGGCCGGGGAGTATAGGCTAGTGGAGCTACACCGCGAACCTACCGAGGAGTACCCCGCCGGGTACATACGGTTACGGCAGAAAAGGGCAGGAGAACTATGATTAGTGGGGGTATGACCCTACTAATATGGGGAGGTATAGTAATAATGGTGTATGCAATAGTGTGGCGCAATAGGAGGTAAGTAATGGATTATAGTGAACACATAGCGAAGGCTAAGCTAAAGGCTAAGGGGGATGACCTTAAGGATAGCACCCTATTCGAGAGTGATAGGGGTGAGCATATCGGCAAGGTGGTAGAGGTATACTACAACGTACACCGGGGGATGCTTAGCGTTAGGGATGCTAAGACTAAGAAGGTATTCGCCCACACTATTCTAGTAGCGCTAGAGGATGTAACCTTTACGGTGCAGCCTGCGGGTAGGGATAGGGTACGACGTACCAATAGGAAGAACGTACACGCGTGGGTACGGGGTAGGGTTATACCCCCCTGGGCAGCGGAGGGATATACAAATGGGGATGACTGGCTTATGAGTAGGCATAACAAGGGGGGTAACGGTATTAGTAAGGGACCACGGATACGGTACAACCCGTATAAGAACGACACATTTGTGTTGAGCGATACAGGCAAGCCGATAAGCGGAGCGTTCTGTGTGATAGTAACAGGTGCAGGGGTGCAGATGATGGTGACAAATGGTAAACCAGTGTATACAACAGGAGGTAAGTGATGGCAAAGAGAACACCAAGGTTAGAGGCGTATGAGGATATTTTAGTAACAGCGGTAGAGGGAGGCATTAATTATTGGTTCCAGATAGATAGATGGGATGGCAGCACGGCGGTAGGGTATGAGATTGAGGCGTCTGAGGATAAGCCCGCTAAGCATACCATCACGGTAGCTACGGTGCGTAAGGGGATAAACATACTAGCCAAGGGTGGGGGTTATGATGCCGACCGAGGGCGGTATGAGGAGACACCGCAGTGGTGGAAGGACAAATGGAAGGAGGCCTATGAGGGGTGCGCTACCTATGACTGGGACTTCGATGCAGGGGATGCCGATGCCATTGTACAGGTAGGGTTATATGGAGAGGTGGTATATGGGTAACCGACTACACAGATTGCTGGCTTCCCAAAGCAGGGCCGCCCGCCTTAGGGCTATATGGGATAGGATTGAGGAAGCATCCGACTCTATAGCAGTCATCAAAATACTAGAGGATGTAACCGAAAGGCAGTACGGCTACCTAGCAGATGCCCAATACGAGCCAGGACATGCTAAGCTAATGACCGCTAGGCATAGGCATTGGGATGAGTATTGGCGGGCACTAAACAAACCCCTGGACGCAGATGCCTTTCAGCGATGCCTGACATTAACACGAGGGGAATTTCAAGAGGCCAGTGAGGAAGCTATGATGGCAGGGATGGCAGGTGGATGCGCAGCATACAACGAGGCTATCGGCTCACCGCTCACCGGACCAGCAGACTGTTCGTATTGCTTGAGGCCAAGGGTGGCAGGGCATCATGGTTGTATGTGTGATGATGATGAACCAGTGGAGGTGAGTGATGCTGCAGTATGTTTACGAGGTAGAGGTAGAGGTACATAATGATGTGGAGTATTGTGGGTGTGAGTATAGTGTAGACCGCAAGCGGTATGGCCTATACGCTAGCCTGGATGAGGGTATCCGAGCTGTTGAGGATAAGGATGGCCCTGTAATTAAGAAGGTATTAGGAGGAGAGGATTGGATGCTATCAGATGTATCCCTGTATGCAGACCAGGCAGGGGAGGGTAACGTGGGTGCATCCTTTACGGTGTATGATACCAGTGTACCCGGAGGTGGAGAGTTAATGTATCTAGTATTAGTAACCAGAGTGGAGGTGAAACGTGCATAATAAGCTATTCGAGCAAGGCTTCAGGGACTTTGAGTATGATTGGACTACCCGCAATAACATGACGGCACACATGGCCGAGACAGTGCTGGGTGCGGGTAGGTTTGACACCCCCGTACTAAAGGGCACCAACAGGAGGGTGCAGAGGGAGTACCGAGTAGGCAGGTTAGAACATGACACACCTACGGGAGGCAATAAGGCTAAGCTAATCCTACTTGTAAGGATGTACGCACTGGTCTCTATTGTAGGGTATGACCAGCAGGCACCCAGGGTATGGGGTGTATCCTACTATAAACCTGAAGGCATCCCGCGCCCATCCCGGAAACTTAGGGATATGCTAGGGAAGGATGCAGTACCTACCCCCCTAGAGAACTACCCTACACCATGGCGGTGCCCGGAAGGATACCAGGAATACAAGCACCAGTTCTGGTCCGAGCGGGAAGCGCGCCAGTATTACGAGTGTATAAGGGGCGATTGGAGGGACTACTGATAGAAGTTGATAGCTAAGCTAATAAAGGTTACAAATACACAGGAGGATTGATATGACTACACGCAAACGACACAGTATAGGCAGAGCACACAACAACCAAGAGTCTGCAAAGGCTAGGGAGCGGTTCATTAAAGGACTTGCCGAGCTGTGGGGTAAGCTAAAGCTAAGCGAGGGTGTCCAAGAGGATACTATCGTGGAGATGGTAGACCTATGTACCACTACTAGAGGTAACCGCTTCAGGTTCATAACTAAACCCAGGAAGAGCGAGGGTCAGGAAGGTAGTGTACTATTCGAGCGGCTCCGCTGGCACCGAGTCATCCCCGGAGGTACGGGCTGGTTAGGTAGTGCCCTTAGCTCTACCTGGAAGGTGGACAGCGATACGTTCGATAGGTTAGACACCTTCGCTATGCTCATAGGTATGTGCAAGGGCAGGATAAGCTGGACAGATGAGTGGTCCAAAGCATTAGGGTTAGATGAGGGGAGGCAGATATGAGCAATGATAGAGGGGATATATATACTTTAGAGGAACTATGCGAGGAGCTAGGAGAGGATGGTACTACGGGGCGACAGGTAGATATGGAGGTCTCCATAACTAACACCCTACAAAAGGATACGGCATGTAGTGTTACATTCTGGGTCACCACTACCGTACATGTGGCTGGGTATACTGACTTCAAAGGGTATGTGGGAGAGCTAACGCCCCGCTCTATAAGTTTCCCCTTTACCGAGAAGGAGTTCTGGGGTATTGTTAGGGATGCGGAAGCGGATGGGTGCCGTGCATTGGACAAACTACACGGGGAGGTAGATGACTAGGTACATCCTACTACAGTGGGAGCAAAACGAGTGGCGCGTTATGGGATACCCACAGATGCGTTACCCCAACATGTTTGATAGTAGGGATGCGGCCCTGGATGCAGCCTGGGGATTGTATGAGGGGTATAACGAGGGGCAGGTTAGACGGATAAGTACACAGGCAAGGCCCAGAGGATGGCGGTTGCCTAGTGTGCTATTCATTGTTAGTATAGAAGTTCCCCCCTCACCACACATAAAGGTGCTACCTAAGGAGGCAGGATTATGATAGATTTCGGTACAAAATTACAGGGTGTAGTCGATAAGCTAGTAAGGGAGTCCTCTTACTGGGCACAGTTTATAACATATAGTAAGGAGGGGATACTACTAGCTGAAGTAGACCCATGCTCTAGTTATCATTTGTGCGATGCCGCTATGACATATAAACTATACGGGGTAGAGGGCCTACCAGAGGGGTTTCACTTTGTACCTGTGCAGTGGTTAGAAACCCTTAAACCCACAGAGAATACAGACAAGGCCTTACAAATGCGAGCCTTTGGTAAGGTTAAGTATGAGTAGGTGGAACCCTCTTAGCCTGGGAGAGGATGGGTATTGGAGGGCAGGTCAACACATCATACAAGATGATACTGTGCTGGTGTTTGTGCGACTACCAACAGGCATCACCACACTAGGCAGGGTAGACACCCTACCCTTTTTATACATTAACGAATTCGGTGTGCCCATGTTAATGAACGCGGCATCACCGGGTGTGCTCATACTACCAGTGGAGTAGCCATGCCTATCTATGAGTTCCGGTGCCCTCAATGCGCCAAAGATACAGAAGTAATGCAACAACACAAAGACCCGGCACCTACTTGTGATAGGTGCAAGGTCTCTATGACTAAGAAGATTAGCCGCAGCTCCTTCATCCTGGTGGGGGGCGGCTGGTATAAAGATGGATACAGTAAAGGAGGATAAGATGAAGAGGAGAAACGTGTGCGCGGAAGCCCACTCTCTTAGGGGAGGGGCCGGTGCGGGTGCTCATAAAAACAAGGGTACAAGAGGAGAGGGTAAGAAGGGTAAGGGTAAAAGGCAACGCCATAAGAAACACAAGGGAGGTAAGATATGTTAGATGTAAGTAAGATAATAGCATACGAGCAAGGGGATATAGGTGACTGCACCGTGCCCCTAGCAGACCAAACGGAACTACTAAACCTATTCCAAGAGCTGGTAAACACCGGGCTAGCTTGGAAATTACAGGGACACTACGGAAGAACAGCCGCCAACCTAATAAGGTTAGGGTATATAGATGGACCAACCCAAGGAGGGGCACATGCTACCACCCGTACTACAACGAGTTAAGGCCCAGGGATATGAGGTATTCACACAGGGAGACTATGACCTGAACATCGTAGCTATTAGGCGAGCAGGTTGGCAACTAACTAATGAGTTCGATGACATGCTCTGTTGTATCTATAAGGTAGAGGGGCAGTGGGTAGGCAGGTACTGGCCGATAACCACGGACCCAGGTAAGTACTACCTGGAGACAGCTAGCGAGGACTTCAATGCAAGTGGTACCGCTATCCTAGTACCCGGACAATACCGCAGCGCATACAAGCTGGGCAACCACGGGAGTACCAAGTACTTAGCCTTGGTGCAGAAGAGCATAGTGTCTGTGTACAGGGATGCTAACAGGGATAACAAGTACGACCACGTTGCGGCAGAGAGGGGAATGTTTGGTATTAATATACACGCATCTAGTATGAATCCTTACACAGAGAATAAGTCTACCGAGTTAATAGGAAATTGGAGTGCAGGATGTCAAGTGTTTCAGAACACTAAAGATTATAGGGAACTCATCTACCTATGCCAGAAGCAGATAGGGCATACCGGGTGGGAGAAGTTTACCTATACCCTATTGGAGGACTCATGAGGTGTCCGAAGTGTGGTAGTATGCAGGTTAATGTAGCGGATAGCCGGGCAGCAGGGAGCGCCCGGCTTACACCATCGGGCAAGAAGCTCAGGCAAACCCCCGTATGTGTAGAGAAGAGGTGGGGCACCAATTACATTTTCAGAAAGAGGAAGTGTTTAGATTGCCAGGATAAGTGGAGTACGGTAGAGGTAGTAATAACAAGTAACGGACACAGAGCGAGGAGTACAAAATGGTAGACATAGAAGGACTAGAAATTGATCAGCTAGTGAAAGAGTTAAACATATCAAGGGACACGGCTATTACTTTAGTAGCAGCCCATGAAGACTTTGTAGAGAAGCTATCCGAACTAGGCAACACACCCTTTGCCTTATCCTTAATAATCACCACGGCTATATCTATAGCGGCGGTAGAGGGGATGCCTCCCCGTAAGTTTATCCAACTGGTAGTGGATGTTATGGAGGTATGTTCTCTAGATAAACCACAGTCTACCTTTATAGCAGATGCGTAGCCGCACAACTTAACTAACTAACTATGGAGGGTGGGATGAGGATAGCTATCTTCCCTGATGTTAAAGTCGGGGGATGGGATGGTAACCCAGACAAACTAAACAACCTCCTTTTTGCAGAACACAAAACTCTAGAAGAGTTTCAAGAGGCACAAGGCACAGATGCCATGGCCGTGAGCTACCTTGTACCTAAGGAAACTAGACAACCTAGATTAAATATCCCCGCTCTTGCTGCTCTCAAAGCAGCAGGACAAGAACCCGAACTACACTGGGCTATCTTCGACATTGACAACCCCAACCACACGCAGTGGGAAGGGTTAGAGGTAGCGGAGAACGCAGTGCTGGAAGCGTTTGATGCGCTACCAGAGGCACTGTTCCTAAGTGTAGGAGGGTACACCACTAGGGCAGGTTTCCGACTCATGTGGAAGCTGGAACCTGCCCTCCCCGTGGGTATGGCTAATAGTTTTTTAAGAAACCTGGGGTCTATTCTGGAAGAGAGAGGTATCGAGGTAGATGCTGCCAGCTATGAGTGGACTAGATTTTTCAGACTACCAAGGGCTAAGCGGGATGGCACAGTGCTTGCCTCCTATGTAGACTTAGGACCTATTGAGGAGGGCAGAAGCCTGAACCCTTTACAACTATCCACAAAGAATAAGTGGGACTTGCAAACAATATCAAACACTACTACACCTACAGGTACCCTGCCGGATGAGCCTATGGAACTAACCTTCGAGCAATGGTTAGCTGCCTGGAAGTACCCCTACTTAAAACTAGGCAGACCTATCCCAGATCAGGATGGACACACCTACCCTGTGCTCCGCTCCATGCTTGCAAGCATTGCAGCTATGGGGGATGTCCGAGACCCGGAAGTATTAGTAGCTTACATCTGGAGAAGTGTAGAGGCTACCCCCAACCTATCTTTAGAGGATGCTTGGAAGCTGGCTGCTTGGGTATGTGATAGACAGGAAACCAAGGAAGAGGCCAAGTACTCAGGTAATGTACCACCCCCCAACCCAGGTACACCAGATAAGTATGAGTGGGAGAGAGTAAAGGTTGCCTTCAAGGGGCGCAACTCCTCATACTTCAACAGGTTGCGGGATGGTGTACCCCTCACTCCACACAAGGACAGGCTAGCGGAGTGTACCTACCATGTTATCCGTGTGCTGGCTGAGAAGGGGCGGGTACCCGATGCCCCCACCCTATATAAATACATACACCAAGCCGTGTTCTCTACCCAGGGCCGGGGTCCTACACCCCAACAAGTATGGGATAAGTGTAAGGAGGTCATCGACGACAGGCAGGCAGATGAGGATGCAGTACGCACCATGTTCTGTGCGGAGCATCCCCTAACCATTAAGCAGGTAGGGAAGGGCGGTAGACTATTCCAGTTAGATACTACCACATCCCCTTACAGGTACCTAGCATCCGACAGTGATTGTCTGTTGCTGCATTATAAGAAGTACACTGAACCTAACCTACCCTTCGCTGCGGAGTACGAGGCGGGCACGCCCCTGGCTACCATCCTTAATAACTATGGTGCTGCCGTAGATAAGACGGTGTTTGTTTCAGGACAGGAGGGTACACTGTATGAAGCGGATGCAGGCATCATCATGCAGGGAGTGCATAGACTAGCTGCAACCAAGGCAGCATACCACAAAGATATAGATGAGTGGTTGCACCATCTCGGTGGCGATGATGTGGAGGGACTGCTTAATTGGTTAGCCGCTGTAACCTATACGGGGTCTGAACCTATCTGTGCCCTGTACTTGGAAGGACCTCCGGGTACTGGGAAGTCTCTACTAATACACGGCATAGCTAGCTTATGGGGTAGTGCCCCCTGTGACTACAACCATATTACGGGTAGCCACAACGGGGGCCTACTAACGTGCCCATTGTTGGGTGCGGATGAAGGCATCACCTATAGTAAGTTTGCTGAGCATAATGCTAGTGAGGTGTTTAGGAATTATGTAGCTAACTCCAGCCACTTTATTAACCAGAAGCACAAGGGACCAGCCACGTTGAACGCCAGCCTGCGGGTCCTGGTATGTTCCAATGATGAGAATGGCATACCCTTCCGTAAGGCCTTAGGGAAGGATGGCGTCGACGCCATTGTTGAGCGTATCCTACACATCAACACAGGCTCAGGAGCACGCAACTACCTAGATAAGTTGGGCGGGCGTAAAGGTGTGCGGGATTGGATTAGGCCTAGTAACCAGCCGGGTAGGTTTGCTGAACATCTGTTGTGGCTTAGAGAAACCCGCAAGCTAGAGGGACAAGGACGCTTCTTAGTATCAGGTAAGATGTCACCTTGGCACCGCCAATTTGTGGCAGACCAGGGATACAAACCCGCAGTACTAACAGTGATACACCGGTTGCTAGGAATGGTAGAAGGGAACTACGCTGCTAGTAATCTATGGGTGAAGAAAGATGTAGATAGTAATGTTGTGTGGGTAAATGCTGGCGCAATCTATGATCACTGGGACCAATACGCAGGTATAAGTAGACCCAAAGCCACAACCATTACTAACACTGTAAAGATGCTGGCTGAAGGAGAGTGCAAACAGTTGAGATTCGGAGACACTAGGAAGAGATGTTGGCCCATATCCTTTGGGTCCTTCGTTGATGCCATGATATGTGAGTGGGGGGACCATGGATATACTGAACGCTAAAGGAAAACCTTTAAGGAGCAGCGCATCTGCTGTTGAAACGTGGCTTGATTGCAAACGCAAGTGGGCCTATAGCTATTACTGGAGGGTGGAGAGGGTGAGTAGCCCCGCAGCAGAGACAGGCAACAAGGTACACGATGTACTAGAGCACTGGCTCAAGACAGGAGAAAAGCCCGAGGACCCCAACAACAGGTACTGGCGTATAGCCGAGCCTGGGCTGCAGTTCCTGCCGGAGGTACGAAGCGACGGCGTATCGGGTAACTGGCAAGTAGAGGAATGGGTAGAGTGTAAGTGTGGACCTCTCCCCTTCGTAGGAAAAATAGACTTGTATAACTTGGAGGACTTTGCTAACATTCAGATTGATGATCATAAGACCACTGGGGACAGTAGTTGGCGTTGGGCCAAAACACCTAACCAACTAGCCAAACTAATCCAACCCCATGCCTACGCATGGTCCCTTATACAAGTCCACGGACTCACACCTCCAGAGTCCGTGGACTTTAGGCACATTTATTATGCGACAAAGGGACCACCCAAGGCTATGGAGGTGCGGGCACCCGGCGTACCTTGGCCATCTATAGAGGAGACATGGAGAAAGCTAGAGATTATAGCAGAGAAAATGGCAGAGACAGCTCTGCGTATAGTAAAACCAGAAGAAGTGGAGGCGACTACCAGCAGTTGTAAGAAGTTCGGAGGATGTCCATACAATGATAGGTGTGCAGCCTCCCCCCTAAATAGAGACAAGATTAAACCCACAACCATTACCATAAAGAGAGAGCCAGAAATGAATGAACGACTAACAGCACTAAGAGCACAGCTATTAAACAAGCCCAAGGTACCAGCACTAAAGCCGGAACCCAAGCGAGAGCGTAAGCCAGTTGAGGACCCCCAAGGAGATGCCTACGGCTTAGGCCTTAAGCTCCATGAAATCCTGGAGGGAGGGACAGCCATCCCTATAACAGCAGCAGAGGCTATGGCCAAGTCTGCGGATGTATATCTACATGATGCTATGGAAGCAGTACAACTCAAAAACACAGGAGGCTTTCTGGTTAGGAAGGACGGGGAGCCTCAGGTACCGCCCACAAACACAGACGAGCAACCCACCGACCTTGAACTATTTACTGTCAGTAGGGGAGAGGGGGCTGCGGAGGTACTTACCCAGTGGAATGAGTACCTGGAGAGAAATAGCAATCGCATGTCTAGGAAGAACGCACAGGCTATTGTCCGGGATGCCACCGGGGCGCAGCGGGTGCGCAAGGAGAGACTCCTACACTACATAGAACAGTTCAATGAGGCCTATGTTAACAAGACTATCATACTACAGGGTAACGTCATGACCCTGCGGCAGCGTATATGTGCTGACGGCCCAAGGGCAGAGGGTAAGGTAGAGGTTGGTATAGGTAAGACCATGAAGAATTTAATCTTACCAGCAAAAGACTCGGAGGTTGTAAGGGTTAGCCGCCCACATTCTCCAGCCTCCGAGTCTAATGCTTTGCCTCCCAAGCCGGAGGATACTCCCCTGGGCCGCATCGTTAAGGAGGTAGCTACACCCACCATCTACATCGACTGCATCCCCGAGGACCCAGCCGGTGTCTACAGCTTCACCGACTTCATCCGCCCGTTCGAGATGGTAGTGGAGGAAGAGGGAGGGATGGTAGATAAGAAGTTCATGCAGCCGCTGCCCTACTACGGACTGATAGACTTTGGTAAGGGACCCGGTAAAGTAGCCGGTAAGGTATTGGCTGCCCTTCACCGTTCCGGCGCCGATGACCCTACTGCAGAACCTATTAGATAGGGCTGCAGGTGACAGGAAGAAACTAGGAATTAAGACAGAGATGGAGCGCATCCTTGAGCTACCTAAAGAGGAGCTTGAGGACCGCGCTACCTTCTTCGCCGAAGAGTGGACTAAGCGTTTTCGTAAGCATCCCAATGCGCCAACCCTTAGACCCGAGCAGGGTATCATCCTAGAAACCTGTCACAGGTCAGCCCAACAGGAGGAGCCTATAGGACTCCTAGCTAATGTAGGTGTAGGTAAAGGCAAGACCCTGGCGTTCGCTTTAATGCCCAGGGTGTTTGGCGCGGAGCGCCCGGTCCTACTCATACCTCCTGATATGCGACGGGAAACAGAGGAGCAGCATTGGGAGTGGAGCCAGCACTACTGGTTCGAGCCTCCAGAGATAGTGGCGTACAGCACCCTATCCAGGCCAGAGAGCACCGCGCTCCTTAGGGAGCTAGCCCCAGATCTAATCATGTCTGATGAGTGCCAAGCGTTGAAGAGTGCGGGTACAGCTCGTACTACTAGATTTATGAGATACATGAAGAAGAACCCAGGGACCCGCTTCGCTGCTATGAGTGGAACACTAACCACCTCTTCCCTAAAAGACTTCGCTCATCTAAGTGAGCTGGCTCTTAGGGATAGGTCACCGCTTCCCCTAGTGGAGGACATCCTAAACATCTGGTGCTCTGTGCTCGACAGTGACGGACACCCGGACGCCCACGCTTGGAACATGTTGAGGAGGCTATACGATTGGTCCCAGCCTCCAGCTTCTTATAATATACGGGGAGCTAGACAGGCCTTTAATGACAGGTTCAAGTCAGCACCAGGGGTGGTATGTACTACCAGCCCTAGTTGTGATGCGGAGATTACGGTAACTGCAGTACGGCCAGACTATGACCCGGTTATACAAGACGCCTTACATATGCTAGAGGAGGAGTACACTCTCCCTAATGGTATAGAGATAGTAGATGCTCTGCATTTCTCTAGGGTGATTAACCAGATATCAATGGGCTTCTACTATGTGTGGGACTGGCCTGATGGGGAGGTAGATGAGGAGTGGGTAGAGGCTAGGCGGGGATGGTGGAAGGCGTGTAGAGAGTACCTAAAGAGCTATGCTAGGGAGGGGTGCGACTCTCCCTTCCTGGTGGAGGAGTATGTACGAAGTCACCAGAAACCTGTATCCCTAGTTAGGGCATTGGGTGAGTGGGATGCCCAAAGACACAAAGCACCACCGCCCGTTAAGGCCGTATGGTTAGACTACACGCCTCTTCTATGGTCTCTTAAGTGGGCTGCTGAAAGGGATGGTGCTATACTCTGGTTCCGGTCTAGGGCCGTAGGGGAAATGCTCCAAGCCTTTGGAGTACCTACCTTTTGGGAAGGTGTCCCGGACAGAAAGGCCACAGGAACTGTAGCTCTCTCCATAAACGTATTCCATAAAGGGAAAAACATGTTGAGTGTTTGGGATGACCAGCTAATACTAGAGCCGCCATCCAGCGGTGCCACCTGGGAACAGCTCTTGGGTAGAACTTATCGCCCCGGCCAGACCAGTGCCCATGTAAAAGCCAGCGTGTACTATCACGTTTATCCCTACGAACAGGCTATGCGCAGGGCACTACAAAGGTCCCGCTATATAGAGGACAATACTAACCAACCGCAAATATTATTACTAGCAAACAAGGAGGCGTTCATTGAATAAATAAAAAGTATTGACAGTTCTTGCAGAGTACTATACAACTTGAATCCATTAACAACAATCAATCAATCAAGGAGAATCCGATGGGATTTTTTACAGGTGTAAGTGGCGTCCAACGCAATCAATCCAATTCAAAAGGTGAGTACTTCCAGGATGGGAAGTATCTTGTAGAAATTAACAAGCTGGAGGCTAGAAACAAGCGAGAGAATGGGCAACCTATAGCCATTGTAGAGGCTTATGTAGTGGAGGTATTAACCCCACAAGGTGGCTCAAATGCAGAGGGAGATAAAGTAGCGTGGTTCAACGACCTTGGTCGTAAGCCAGATGGGGAGTTTACAGATGGCGGTAAGAGAGGGATGTCCCGACTCAAGACCTTCATTGCTGAGCTACTGGGTGGAGATACTGAGGGGGTGACTGATGCAGACATCACCGAGGAGGTGTGTGAACAGTTGTTCGGTGCAGCAGAGGGCTTCACTGGAGAAGAGACCAAGGGTGTACGCCTTGTAGCAGAGGCCAAAACCACCGTGTCATCTAAGAGCGGGAAACCTTTTACTAATGTATATTGGAGAGCCGCAACTAGCTAACTAGCAGTTTAGTCTACCTCACATAGATTGACTCCCAGGCCCGAGGTGCTATATCGGGCATTTTTTACATACACATATAGGAGGATACCATGCAGGATATCATCGGATGGGATACGGAAACCCACCTAATAGAAGACGGCAACCTCACCCCAAAGCTAGTATGCGCCACCTTTGCCGGAGGGGGCAATACCCTGGATGCCGCGAAGAACTTCCAAGAGTACAACCTGGATATGACTGTTGGTCTGCTTCTCGGAAAGAAAGACTGGAAGCTACTTGTTAGCGCGGATAAGGCCGTAGATGCTTGGTGCTATTTCATACAGGAGGGGTATACCCTTGTAGCACACCACTCCCCCTTTGATTTAGGCGTACTCTCTAACGAGTGCCCGGAGTTAATACCCATCATACTACACCTAATGGAGGAGGGACGCCTTAGGGATACGCAAGTTAGAGAGAAGTTAATCACCATAGCAGAGGATAACTTTAACTTCGACGAACGTATAAACAAGAAGCCCGCTGGCTTTTCCTTGGCTTATGTGGCCGAGGTGTATCTAGGGGCTAACCTCTATGAGGACAAGAAAGACCCCACCTCTTGGCGTCTGCGTTATTCGGAACTGGACGGGATACCTATCCATGAGTGGCCAGAGAAGGCACAAACCTACGCTATGGATGACGCCTATTGGTGCCGAGAGGTATACCTACAGCAGGCCAAAGAGCGCAGCCTGCCAGAGGGGATACTCGTAGACCATACGGGCACCATCACCAATGAGATAGAGCAGACAGCCGCTGCCCTGTCCCTACACTGGATGGCCTGTGAGGGGGTTATAACGGACCCTGAAGCAGTAGAAGCCTTTAAGCAGCAGGTAACTCGCCTAGCCCTGCAGGCTGACGCAGCGGCCCAACTGGCGGGCTTCCTGCGTATAAACAAGTGCAAGACCTGTGAGGGAACGGGTATACTAGAGTCTATTAAATGCTATGAGTGTTGTGGCGAAGTAGGCTACCTACCCAAAAGGTGTAAGGTACCTCTGAAGAAGTCCGGTATTCACAAGAGTAAACTACAAACCTTGGTCAGCATCTCCTATGGGGGAGACCCACCCCTGACTGATCCGTCGTCCAGGTTCCCGCTTGGTCAGGTAAAGACAGATGGGGATACACTTAAGGGTAGCGGTAACGCACAACTTATAACGTATGCGGAGGGTATGGAATACAAGAAGCTACTCACCACCTACCTGCCCATCCTGCAGTCAGGCATTAATAAGCCTATCACCTCCTCCCCTAATGTGTTGGTACGGAGTGGGCGCACCAGTTGGCGTAAGCCAAACTTCCAGAACCCGCCCAGGAAAGGAGGCTTCCGGGAGTGCTTCATACCTCGTCCGGGTAAGGTGTTCGCCTCTATTGACTACTCCTCCTTGGAGTTGTGTACATTGGCTCAGGTTAATCTGCGCCTATTTAATTTCAGTAAGATGGCGGAAGCCCTTAGAGAGGGCTTGGATTTGCACCTAGCCTTTGCCGCACAGCTACTCAACATCTCCTATGAAGAAGCCGTGGCCCGACGCGCTCAGGGAGATAAGGCTATTAAGAAGGCGAGACAGGACGCCAAGGCTGGGAATTTCGGTTTCCCTGGGGGACTCGGGATTGCCGCCTTTGTAGACTACGCAGCCTCTATGGGTATCCCCATAACCTTTAACCGCGCCCAGGACCTGAAGGACCAATGGATGGAGACTTGGCCGGAGATGAAGAACTACTTCGAGATGATAGCCCACGCAAGTGACACCTCAGAGACCGGAAGGTTCACCGTTAAACATATGGGGTCAGATAGGTTAAGGGGTGGGTGTTCTTATACTAGTGGAGCGAACACATTTTTTCAAGGTTTGGCCAGCGACGGCTGCAAAAGTGCCATGTGGTTTCTGACCAAGGCAATGTACAGTGACGAGACATCACCCCTCTATGGTGTCAGATGTTGGGCGTTCATCCACGATGAGTTCATATTTGAAGGGCCTGAGGAAACTGCCCACTTGTGGGCACCCGCTGCATCTGTTATTATGGTTAACGAGATGCAAAAGTATACCCCTGATATCCCTATAAAAGCAGAGCCTGCCCTTATGAGGCGGTGGCTAAAGGACGCCGAGGCTGTGTATGATGTGACAGGAAAACTGGTGGTGTGGGAGGGATGATATGGAGTGGCGGGATAGTCCGTTTATAGTTAACTTGGTAGACTGTGCCGAGTTCGCCGCCTACACATCCTTGTTTTTAACGGTCACCCTTACACCAATGGTACTAATTGTAATGTGTTTTTATGGGGTGTTCTTTGGAGGATGATGATGAGATAGACGGCATTACCCAGGTTTTAGAGGACATGATAGTGGTTGTAGGGGAGTTGACAATAGAGCGAGATCTGTTTAAACAGATGTATGACCAAGAGAAAGAGGCTAGAGAGGCCCTGGCTTTAGAGTTAGAGGAAGCCTTAGTAAGAGTAGCTAGATTAGATTTCTATCTGGAGAACTATTGAGACGCTATACTAAAGATGAGATGAAATATATGGCACCTAAGGTACCAGCTCACCTACTTATCTCCCTAGACTTAGGCAAGAGGAAGGTGGGGGTTGCTGTGTTCTTATGCAACGGTGCCGCTTCTAGATTAGTAGGTGCGGAGGTAGTGATCGTAGAAGGCCAGTGGTCACCCGGTAAGACAGCTAAGGCCGTACATACCTCCCTGCAAAAACTTATAGCCTTCTCTGAGTTCATGCCGTTTGTATTAGTATGTGAGTGGCCCAAGAAATATGTGACTGCTAGGAAGTTCCACAAGGATATAGATAGCCTGCATAAGGTGGGGCACTCCATCGTTAGGCTATTCAAAACATCCTGGGCAGAGACATATACCCCATCAGAATGGAAAGGCAACGTACCCAAAAAGGCACACAAACGGAGATTGGTTCGAGAACTTACACATCAAGAGAAAGCTAGCCTACAAAAACAGGTAGCTACTACATTAGACTTAACCGAGGAGAAAGCCCAGAAATATTTAGATAGCGAAGAGAGTCATGATTTGTGGGATGCTATAGGTATTGGCCTATTCGCTACCGCTAGAACCCGGAAAGGAGGAACCCGTGTCTGAACAAGAGCAAGAACAAGTTGATCACCTCAAGAACATCCAGGATTTTGTTGAGCGGTGGGAGAGTTTCTCCGTAACTATAGCCGAATCCCCTGGGCCACTATACACTGCGGGCATCCACGCTATACTAGCCGTAATAAGGAAGGAGGCAGCTACCTTACGACCCTCTTTGGAGGGGCTGAAAAAGGAGATAGAGGAGCTGGATGATGAGGTGTACCAGCTTAGCGCTGGCTGCGGGAGATGCTAGATGCCTAAGACTCACCTACTAAGCCCGCACCAACGCATACTATACACAAAGTATGGTAAGGCCATAGCCGAACTTCCAGTCATGCTGGAGACTCTAGCTAACCGGATAGGGGTAACGCGGTGGTCC